CGGTGGCGAGAGAAACTTGCACAGTGCCTTGGGCCAAAGACCCGGGGCTCGTAAAAGCTCCATCTGTCGCAACCGTGAGAGTGGTGGTTGAGAACGTATCGCTTCCAAACCGGAAACGACTGCTACTCGCTTTGGACGCATCGATCGTGAGCCTGGGAGAATTGGTGACTGTTCCCAGCGAGACTAGACGCTCGACGCTCGTGTTGGGGTCAACGGGCGGAACCTCGTAGAAGAACCGATCCGCCAAGATCTCCACCCCACGATGGACCTCGTAGGGCAGGTTCGAGGAGGTAACCCCCGCCACATCGGTCGTGAGAGTGGTGGTTCCAACAGAAGTTATCGTGTAAAGACCCTTGGAGGCTCCGCTGAGGATCTCCAAGTAATCGCCCGGTTGAACGCCTATCGTCGTGAAGTTCTGGGCTGTATCGGTGAAGATGGTGCCTGTGAAGCTCGCGCCCGACCCTTCGGTTACGAGGCTGCCGTCAGTGCTCACTAGGGTGACAAGGCCCGATTCCTTATCGATCAGGGCGTCCTCACCAATCACCAGGGGCGTGTAGACCCCTCCCCCAGGAGTGTCTTCGACCTCCAGTATGAGGCCAGCATTGAACACCAACGGGTCGGGTAATTGCACCCCACCGTACGGAGTTGGAGCAGGGATCACTATCCCGCTCTTCCGTTGAGCGTAGAGCAGGTTACGGGCTTCGAAATCGATGATGTACCCGATACCTGTTGGCGGTGAGACCACGTCCAAACGAGGGAGGATGCCTGTGAACGACCCCGTTCCTTGAGTGACCTCGACAACGAGGGGTTGACTGTCGACGGGAACCGCAGGAAGAGATACTGTGGGGGACCCGATGATGGGGTCTGCCAAGATGGCCCCTACGCTCGTGTAGAAGCAAGCCACATCCTTGAGAGTGGGATCCGCGTCATCGAGATTCACCGGAGTCCGGAACATCCGGATCGTCATACCTCGCTCGATCGCAATGTCGGGCACCACTGCTTGAACGGATTGACCGCCGTACAGCTGCTGGTCAGCCGTCGAGAACAACACCGCACCATCAGAGCGACGGACCTGCACGGTCCCTTTTTTGCCCGGCGTCGTCAAGGTGTCGACGAACTTCGTTTGAGCAAATTGAACCACCCCTGAGATCCGGAAGAAGAGGTCGCTCGCTTCAGGGGGAAGTGGAGATAGGGACCCTGGGGAATTGACGGTCCCCAAGTTGGTGGTTTGAATTCGAACCCCAAAAGCGAAGGCCGATCCGTCGTAGTAGACGTTTCGTTCTGTGTTGGCCGTCACATCCCCAGTGTTGAACTTGAGACGGCCCGTTGTGAGAGCCCATTCGACCGTGCCAGCCGTTGGATTTAAGGAGAAGGCGGCCTCATTGGCCTTCTGCACGGGCGCCAAGTACTGGCCGAAACCGATTCGAACGAGAGGGAATTGCCCCGAGGCAGGCAAGGGGTTCAGCAACAACGGGTCATCAATAAGGCCTAAGTTGCCGCTCGATTCGTTGAAGGTGTAAAAGGTCTGTCGTTGAAACCGAACATCCTGCCCCAAATAGGTCGTGATGTCGGCTGCGTTCCAGTTGAGATTGCCGGTCGTCTGTGAGATTTGGACGGTCCCGACGGGCGGCGTCGTAAAAGCGGCGTCGTTGACGACCACCACAGAGGTGAGGGTCGTGCCGCTCGCGGTACCGATCGAGATACGAACAGGGTAACTGCTGAGCTGAAGACTCAGAGGCGGGGTCACCTTCAACCGAGTCGTGTTGGCGTCCGATGCCAACACGCCCGCGATTTCGAGCATCGATCCGGGGAGCGCCTTGAAACGGCCATCCTGACCCTCGTAGTCGAATCGTTGAACGACTTCGTTCTTGGTCCATACGAACGTGGCATCCGTAAAAGATCGGGTGCTGTCAGGACCGGTCCCTGGTGGCACGAAGTCGTTCAAGACGAATACGCAGTATTCCGTCCGAGGAGCTGACTCATCGGACGGGTACGCCGTATCAAACGCCCCCTGGTTCGACACGTAGTTGTTGGGTGTCATCGTGAACGATGAGTTCGCGGACCCAACCCGTGGCGGCTCCAGGACGTAGCCAGTGATGCTCAGGCCCATTGGTCACCTAGCGGTGGGGTCACTGAGGCGGAGCGCCAGATAAGCGTCGATCCGTTTTTTCACCTCGGCTTCGAGTTTGTCCACGACCGACTCTTCTTCAGGGTCGTTGCCGAAAATGGTCTTTGTCTTGGGGTTGAGGAAGTCGTTGATTTCCGCTCTGAGATTTTGGTCCTCCAAGAGCGCCCAAACGATCATCTCTTTGCCTAGAGTGTTTCGAAGCTTCAGCTTGAAGCGAACCTGAGGCTCTCCAGGAATCTGCTTGCCCGATTCATCAGGAACCAGCGGGCGGTCTTCCAGGCACTCAGATACGTAACCTACGTTGTTGGGCATCGGCATTTTTCATCTCCATTCTCATATAAGACTCCCAAAACCCGAACCAGCGGACGGGTAGGGAGACGGGGGTCCCGCTATCACGATGGGCATCACAAGAATCGCGAAGGTTCGGTCGAGGCCCGTTGCCAAGGCTCGGGCTTTTTTGACCGCTTGATCCCCAACCATACCCGCCTGGGCGAATCCAGAGATCATCGACTGAGCGGCCGGAGGGGCTTGGAATTTGGCTACTCCGGCGCCCGTTCCCACAGAGGGATGGGTGGTGGAAATTAGCGTTTGGGTGAAGCACAACACCAACCCATTCGCCAAACCGGCAATGAACGAAGGCATGAACACCCCCGTCAGTTTCTGCGAGACCATTCCCGCGATGAGATTGGCGTAGAGTGCGGGCTGCGGCACCACAACGGGCGAAGGGACGTTCTTACCAGCCCCTGCGGTCCCCGTGTCTATCGAGGAGACCTTCACCTTCGGGACCCATTGTTGAAGTCCAAGGGCCACCCCCCGAGCGTATTTCGGTACACCTGTGCCAATCATCCCTGTCGAGACGAGATTTGGGATCAAAACTCCCATGAAGCCTGGGACAGTAGCAGGCATCAAAGAGACCGAACGAGTGCGCTCCCCAGAAGGGGGATGCCCGTGATGTAGTCGAGCGTTGGAGACCCTGGGGGCATCGAAGGCACGCCTCGAACGACACCCAAAACAGCCGCCGGTCCTCCGATCAGAATTTGAGGAGCCGTCAGGGACATCGTCAACCCAGCCGTCAAGTTCATGGCCAGGCCCGAGGTAAGGGACATCGCTCCGCCGCCGGCCGTCAACGACATGGCTCCAGCGGCTGTTGAAAGAGTGACCGCTCCGGCGGCCGTGGTGAACGACATGGCGCCCGTTCCCACCGTCACTGAGAAGGCGCCTGCTGGAGCATTGAAGCTGATGGCGCCCGCCAAAGCGCTGTAACTGATGGCGCCTGCCAGCACGTTCTGCGTCAGACCTCCAGCAAGGATAGTGGAGATCTTGCCCCCGATGGCAATGTTCTCTAGAACCTGCATGGCGTACTGATACTGGGATTTTCCGCTCACCATCTGGCTAACTTCGCCGAAGTTGCCCGAAAAGCCGGAGGTCGCGTTCAAGTTCAAACGATCGGCTTGCTGTTGGTACATGCCGCTGACGATCGTCTGCTTGGATCCCTCGATGACCTTGGTCTCCGCTCCTTTGATGTTCGACAGCTTGGTGCCGTTTACCTCGATGCTGTGAGCTAGGTCGTCTTCGTTAGGATTACCCTCGTACGAGACCTTGGTGGCCGAGTGGAATCGCATCGTGATGGCGTTGCCTTGTGCATCACGACCAATGTCCAGGTGAGCTCCACCTTCCAACGTCAAATGGGCCGATACTCTTTCGGGGCTAGACGCCCCGATGAACATCTTGAGGGCGCCTGCAAGATTCATCTCCGCCGAGATGTTCTTGGAGCCGCTCGTATAGTCCTCTTGAGTAGAAGCCGGAACGTTGACGAACAACTTGCCCTGCTTGGAGACCGCTGCCACGAAAGCGTTTTCACCCACGCTTCGAGGAGGACGGATCCTAAACAAGAAGGCGCCCGCCGCCGTCACGGCCTCAAGATCAGGACTCGTCGGCTGACGGTTAATCTCTTCCAGGCTGAACTTACCGATGGACCTCTGAAGGAAGTCTTGGAACAGGCGGGGCTTCAACAGCTGGGCGTACTGTCGTTGACCCCTCGTTGAATTCAGGTCGTTCCCTACGAGGGTACCCATCACACGTTCGATGTACGGAGACCGACGATCAGAAGAGAAACCGTCGATCTCTTCGATCACTTCTTGGCTGAGGTCACTCGTGTGACTCATCTCCAAGCGATCTTCTACGTAAGCGTCCGCGATGCTATCCGTTTCTTCAATGGATACGCCGGGTGAAGTAGGCGGGTAGTGGACCCGACGTCCGTTCGAGTACGTGACGGGTGGGAACGCAGAGGTGTCGTTGAAAAGGTCAAGAAGCTGGCCGGAAGTATTGGCGTACTTGGCTTCCGACCCGGAACCTACACCAGGACCCGCTGCTTGGAGTTCATCGAGTCCGTAGTAACCCGAGCTCAAGGGCTTGAGGGTCTTACCGTCCGCGCCCAATATGTCGGGAGGCAGATAGGCGGCCCCCCGACGGATGGGACCGGAGATTCTCTTTAGACCCGCATCACTCTCGACACGGTGAATCGTCTGGGTGATGAGCGTTCTGTCGGAGTCCCTCATCTCCAGAGTGTCGCCCGCCCGATTGGAGATTCGGATGTCCTTCGACATCACAAACTCGGCACCACCGGACGACATACCCCCTACGTCCCCAGGACGTAGGTTTAGGCGCTTGTAGCGCTGAATGGGTCCGAAAGTGTTGCTGTATAGGGCCGCTTCATCGGCACTGATCTCTGCCGGGTCAGCCACTGAGAAGGGATCGAATCGTAGACCGCTTCGGTTGCCGGTTGGGAGATACCCAAGGATCACCGCATCGTACAGCTGCTTATGGATTCGTCGGTAGCCGACGATCACCAAAGAGCCCACCTCGGGCACGCCACCCCAAAAGCTTCGGGGTCCTGCCATTCCTTGCGTGAGATCGATCTCGAATCGGTCACCTCCACCCGTGATGACTTTGAGGTCCGCTTTCAGATTTACTTCGTCAACTCGCGTGACAATGCCGACCTTCAGCCCTGCGATGTCGGCTTGGTCTACGAAGTCCTTCCCGGGAGTCGTTCCAGAGAGGTGCTTTGGCGTGCGACTCATGGGCATTATGGTGGAAACTCCTGATTAAGCTGACCCAGCTTCGTGGTGTTCTGAGCAATTTTCTGGGTCTCTTTATTGATCTCAGATTCGACAGTGTTCAGACGATCCTGAACCGTTCCACCAGGAGCCACGAGAACGTCCCCTCTTGCTATGGCGGTCGTCAGCTCTTTCTTCTGAGCCTCTAGCGTTGCAAGATGAGCCTTGCTTTGGTTGATCTCGCCTTGCAGCTTCGCCCGTTCGGCGCTTGCCTTGAGACCGTCTCCGAAGTTGTTCCACGCCTTGCTGATATTGTTGAGAGAGGTCTTGGCCTGTAGAGCTAAGGCCGTGGGGTCTCCGCCCGCCGCTCGATTGGGGGCCGAGTACGGAGGGGCAAAAGGACTGACGTCACTCGGCGCATTTTCGAAGCGCACTTGAGAAGGAGTCCGCCCCGCTACTGGGATCAACTCTCCTCGTATCTCGCGTTCGTACTGCTGGTGCGGACCATCGAGCGCCTTGTAGAGATTGGAAAGGTAGGCGTCGACCTTGCTCACCAAAGTGCTGTTGGATAGCGTTGGAGTGACGGGACCTACCTCAAGAGAGGCTCCACCGGATTGCTGATTTCGGACCTCAGCCGTCAAATCGGGAGAGGCGCTCTTGAGGTAGGTCTCGATTGCACTTTGCGTGGCCTCTTCCAGGGTTTTCTGACCCTCAAGAACCAAAGGATCGGAAGCTGCCGCATCCTTGGCTTTCGCAATCAATGCCGAAGCGCTATTGGTGAGGTTGTCGTCCGAGGTCGTTGGCCTCAGGATCTGAACTTGATACCCGATATTGATGAACGCGAGGTCGGCTCGGCCTGTCACACATTGACAGTCGGCGTCCGCGGTGGTGCCCGCCAGCACGTTTTCTCGGACCTTCATCTCCGCCAATGTAAGGGCCCGAGAAAGCTGCGAAGCTTCTACGTCCGGGGGTGAGACAGCGCCCTGACGCTCCTTCGAGCTGAGGGTAGCCGATGTAACAAAAGTCGTCTCCGCACTTTTGAATTCGGCCTTCTTGGTATCAGGGTTGATGGCTGCGGCTGTCTGAAGGTCCTCGGGATTCAGGTGGGCGACCGCATCCGCGGGATTGGCGTACGAGGAGGTAACGGCTGTCAACCCTTGGGATTGTGCGGCGAGGCTTTCGTACAACCCGCCCGCTAAGGCCAACTGAACCCCGATGTCAGCCTGCTCCTTGTTGTTGTTGATCAGAGCACCGTCTCGAAGATAGACCCCTCGACCATAGCGATGATGGCCGATCAGCTCGAAGCCTCTTTCGTCCGAGACCGGGCGAATCATCCCGCTCTGTCCACTGAACTTCACCACGTCCTGGTTGAATGTGATGTTGGCAGCGGGTAGCACCAACATCTCCAGAATGACCGATGAGATGTCGTGCAGGTACGTGTAGACGCCGGCCGAATTGATACCGTAGCTGTAGCGATTGTTGAGGTGCTTGTTCCGAAGGTCGTCCTGCGGTTGATTGGTGAAGTTGGCCTGCTGAAGGTCCGACAGTTCCTTTCGGGCCGCATTGTTGCGAGCCGTCACCTGACTCTGGGCCACACGAGGAGCCGACTCACGTTTCTGGCCAGAAGCATCTGCCAACTGGTCAGAAGTTGCCGTAAAGGGCCGGGTGTACGCCATCACGACGTTGGGGTACCCCACGATGCGGCCCGTTTTCGGATGCCGGAGGATCAAAGGTTCGTAGGGGTCCACATCTCCAGGTTTCAACGGAGCGTTGATGGCCGGAATTTGGGCCGCGTCTCCGACCGTAGCCTTGAACCGCCCGCCCGATGCGAGTTGTCGGGCCGTCAAGGTCGAAGCTTCACCAACTGATAGCCGGCTCGGGGCCTCGTTCTTGGACCCCTTGTAACCCGTGAGCTCCAAGGTACCAATACCCCTAGGAGCAATGAACTTTCCTCGCTTGGCTGTGAGGGAGAGGGTCGTCTGAGCCCGTCCCCCGTAGCTGATATTGTGACTGATGCCCTGGACGTACCAAACTTGGTCCAACGGAGCGAGATAGATGGGGAACCCCAGTCGGAGTTCTGGGCGACAGGGGATGTTGACCGTCCCGCGGAACCGCTTGGAGTTGTAGCGGTCCAGCATATCGAGCCCCGTGTAGAACATCAGCTGGGGGTTCGACATGAACTCGGAGTTGTAAGTTCTCGATCGCCAGCCGTACTTTCGAAGCAAGTGGTAGTCGGTGACCGACGTGTAGGGGGTCGCCTCTTCAGGCATCCCGTAGTCGACCGCTCCACCGAAGTTGCCTTGAAGCTGGATCTGGGTCACGACCTCCGCTTCCGAATCCGACAGGTCCCAATCGATGATGTCAATATCTTGGATCCAACTGACGGGTTTGTTGCTCAGGATGTCGAGGTTGTAGAACGGGGGCTTGAAAACGATATCGCCCGTCACGTCCATGAAGAACTCGAACCCGATCGACTCCTTAGCGGCGCTCGCTAGTTCGAGCTTGGTCTGGTACTCGGTCTGCCAGAAATTGACTTGCCCGGCTTGGCTGAATTGCGTACGGAAGGCCGTGACACCTGGGTCCGTGGGGTCGAAGTCCATCTGGGCCGTGGCATTGCCGTTGGCTTGACGTACCAACTGGCTCGCGAAGGGCTTACCAAACTGGCCTTTCTTGTTCTGGTAGGCCGCTTGGATAACATCCCCTCGAACGGCTGTTCCAGACGTCCCGTAGAGCAAGAGGTTCGAACGAATCTTCGAGAACCTTTGGCTCCAGTACTGCATGATATCGCCAAGAGCCGATCGGAACGTGCTCTTGAAAGCGGGGTTCTTCTCGTTCACGAGGCTCGTGAGAGAACCCGTGCCCACCACTACGTCTCCGAAGGACTGCTGAGCGAGCGTCCAAATGATGTCGTAGGGGTTCATGCCGAAGAACACGTTGCCGAAAATGCTTCGGCCTGCTTGCCCCACCGCTTCCGTGAAAGCGGGGTTGATGTTCATCATGCACAGTTCCCACCACTTCAAAATGTCGGAACATTGGATGCTAACGGTGTGCTCTCCGCCCGAGTACGAATTGCCGACATCAGTGACGAGACCCCAAAAGATGGGGTAGTACTGCGGGACCCCCTCTACTAAGTAGTACCCCTTGGCGAAGATCTCGACCTCCATCATGGGCGTGATCAGAGGGTTGCCGTCAAAATAGAATTCGTCCACGGAGTGTCGAGGGATCGTCAGGTTGATGGTGGCCGAACCTGGCGAACTATCGACATTCGCATCCGTTTGAATGCTCGTGATGAAGCGATTCCAGTCAAACCGGCGTCTGCAACTAGAGCACCCAAGGATGTCGGACTCCCCGTTGATGTACACAAGGGCATCCGGAGATGTTGTGACCGTCGGACGGATCCCCTGCTGGTACGTACCTTGAAAAGGGCTGCGAGCCATTACCTTTGCACCATCGAGCCGCTGGCCCGTTGTTGAGCTACTCCGGAAGCACCCTGCCCGCCGTTGGGATCCGGGTTGTCGAGCAGGAACGCGGCCCGCACGGTGAACTCGAAGCTGTAGTCCGCCGTATGAGGTGTGGTGTCGCTTTCCGAGATACTGAAACTGTCGAAGGCGCCAATGTACAGAATGCTGTCGTAGTAGATGTAGATCGACCCCACCATTGTGAGGTTACGTTCCAGCGTCGAGCTCGTCGCGTCGGTCGTGTGCACCCCTCCGTTGTTGGCGTAGAACAACTGAAGGCTTTGGAAGTTCTGCCAGGATTGCGAAGCGTTCCTGGCCATCCGAGTGATACCCGGACCAGTGCCGTCTAAAATGCTAGCTGCGTAAAAGCCCGCGACCTTTCCTGAGGCACTGATCTTCTCTTGCCCGTTACCCCAATGCTCGATGATGGTGGCTCCGTTGCGAGACCATCCCGAATCGCTGACAATCTTCTCACCCTTCACACTGAAGCTCTGGGGATTCACCATGAGCCGTAGGGGTGGCGTGTTGGCCATCGCCTCCACAGTGTCTCGAATGACCTTGATCTGGGCCGTCTGGGCAGCCGTAAATTGGGCACCCACATCCTTCGTACTGAGAGGTGTGTTGGCTAGCTTCTCGATGAAGCGTTGAGCATCGTAAGCCGCTTCCGAGGCGTCACCGTTCCAAGAGGGCAAACTCTCCGGGTAGGGCGTCCCGCTGTTCGGGAGCTCAATGTCTACTAGTTCCCCTCTATCTCGGGCTATGGCCAAAGCCTTGTCGAGAGGGATTACTCGCTGGATTTGTCGTTTGCCGACGAACGCCGCACCCTCCTGAGTTTTGATCGTGCGGGTGTGGATAGCCCCACCCGGCTGTCCGTACTCACCAACGACTAGTTGATTGCCCTTTTGCTCGACGACCACCATAGCGTGGGCGTCGGTGCCATCAGAATTGTTCCAAATGAGAGCAATGTCGCCCGGTTTGTACTGAGTGTTGAGAGACGGCACTTCTGCCGCAGGACACTTGAAGGCCAGATTGGAGATGTTCTGAGCCGCCTTCCACCCACCGTTCTCGTTACGATTCACGTAATCCGAGCGAACGCCCATACGATACAGCATCCAGTGAGCGAGGTCACCGCAAGAGCTGTAGGACTTCTGGGCGGCCCCAACATCTCGACCCTCAGTCACTTGCTGGTACACAGGGTCATTTTCATTACGACCCTGTTTGCCTCCGCAAGCTTCTTCCACCAATTCCTTGACGAACTGGCTACGGTCTTTCGTCGTCTGACCCGTGGTCGGAACGTACGGAACCAGAGTACGCACGGTGCTCTCCCGACTCAGAAGTCGTCCGGAGATGTTCGAGCTAGGAGGGATTACCCCCACCGCAAACAGTTTGGGGTTACGGCCCTTCGAGGGAACGGCCGAGAGAGGCACGTACTGCTCCGACAAGGTGTCGGGCGTAAGCACCAACTCGTTGTAGTACGTCAAATAGGACGCGGGGATACCGTAGGCGTAGCCCGTCCCGCTATAGGTGGCCGGAGGGAAGTAGTCGGCCGTGTTCTCGATCTGCTTTGCAATCGAGGCACTGTTGTCGTACTTGGTTTCCGCCATCAGGTCCCCTGACTACCCGCCGCTGGACGAGTACCCTGAAGTTGATTCTTCTGCTGGAAGTTCGGGACAATACGGGTCCGCCCAAATTGGGGTGAAAGGGCCATCAAGGTTGTTTCTACCTTGAAGGTCCAATCGAGCTTGAACGTGAAGGGGCTGTCGTCGGTCTCATCCACACTGAAGGTGCGGAAAGTGCCGAGGTAATTCCCTCGGTCGTACATCAGCAAGATGTTGCCCTGGAGGACGATGTTGCCAAACGGATCGTAGACCGAGCCGTTGTTGTTGTAGAGGTCGTAAAGGTCCCGGTAGCGATCCCAAGCAATGGTCCTCTGACGCATCACGCTCGTGAGCCCCGTGTAGATGTTCATGAACGCCCCGGTAGAGGCGCTGGCTGAGATCTCGGTCAACTCTGAACCCCAGTGCTGCTCGACGAAGCCCCCGCGAGTTTGTATACGTTCAATCTTGTGCGCGTACGTCTCCTCGAACGAACTCGGATTCACGTGCATGACCAGCGCGTGCGGAAGCAGCAAGGTGTTGCGGTTGAATGGGCTCGTGATTTGAAACGCCATCGGGATCGCCCCTTTACGGGTTCCCATCGGATGGACGTACGCATCCTCACTCGACGGAGTCTCGATGCGCTTGAAGTCAGCGTTAGCGGAGGGAATCCTCGGCATCAGTGAAAGCGCTCCCTACGCTTGTATTCGTGAATGCCGTCGATCACCTTGGCTTCGATGATCTTTCTCAAATCATCACCTCCGACGCCAGGCACTGAGACATTGATAGGAGGCAAGCCTCCGCCGCCTCTACCCGCCGCTGGTACAATACGCTCGCCTGGCCCCACAGAGGCCAGGCCCTCACCCGCGGCAGCCGTCACTCTTGCCAGGCCGTCACTCACACCCGTCACCATGCCGCCGGTGGCGTGGCCCTGGAGCACTTTCGCCGATATCTCCGGGCTTCCGCCAGTCCTCAAAGACATGTCGGTGATCGCAGACCCGATGGTGGACGGCGTGTACCCCCCACCCCTCATGGTATCGATCACGGTCTGCGGATTGAGGTCCTTGTACATGTAGTACTCGAACAAGGCAGTCCGGACAGCTTTGAGAACACTGCCCTCCACAGCCTTCGAATACGGGCCGCTCAAGAAGCTGGTGTCCATCTTGAATTTGTCCATCTGGTTGTCGATGGACGCCATCGTGGACGCCTGTTCTTTGGTGACCGACAGAGTGTCCTGGACCGCGGCTGCCTGCTCCTTGATCTCGGGTGGAGCTGGTGGAGCTGACGGTGTAGCAGCAGGTCCACCACCCGAGGGTTGGGTCACGCCAGGACTTGATGATGATGCCGACAAATTATTAGGGGTGATTCCCAAGGCTTTGATGCCCGCATCAATAGTCCCCGCTTTTTCGATGCCAGTGCCCGTCCAGATCGAAGCCTTCTTCATGATCTGCACGATCTCTTCAGGGGTGAAGGTCTTCAAAGCTGCATCGGAGGACCCCTGGTCAATCTCTTTTTGGTTGAGCACATTGCTCATGTCATCCGAGATAGCTGCCGGCAGAGCTTGGGTGAAAGCGTCCAATTTGCTCGAATCGATACCCGCCATCTTGGCAGCAGAGATCAGTTTCTCGGCCCCTAGGTTGTCGGACATCGCTTTGACGGCACTCTGAAATTGTTTGGGATTGGTCTTGGAGCTCTTATCCAGTCCATCCATTAGGTCCTTCCATGCCCGAGTGTTCATGAGGGCCTTGGAGGGATCGTCCGCTGTGGCGGCTTTGCGAAGCCCTGAATCAGAAATCTTAGCTAGCTGCTTCTTCTCACTCCCGACGAAGGGGAACGATAGGATGGTGTCCCACAACCCCATCAAGACATCGTAGATCTGATTCATCAACCAGTTGAGGATCGCGTCCAGTTTGCCCAACATGGAGGTTTGCAGATCGGCCTGCTTGGCGGACATGATCTCGGCATCGCTGGCTCCCTTGGCCTCCAGCTTTTGCGAGTCCGTCAGGGTATCCATAATCGAGTCGTAACCCGCCTTATCGATATTCTCGGCTAGTTCCTTGTCATCCTTGCCCTGTATGTCGGCTTTCTTGAGAGCGTTCCGTGCCGCCTCTTTCTGGGCATCCGTGCCTTCCAACAATTGCTTCTTGAGAACTTCTCGCTGGTTGTCGATCGAGGATTCGAACTTAGCCATCTGGTCGAGCTGTTCCTCGGAAATTCCGAGATTCTCGGCCATCATTTCACCTCCGATGGTGCCCACGATGTCCGATAGCTTCTTACCCCCACCAAACTTCACCAAAGCACCCTGCATGGCTTCCAGAGCCGCCGCAGGTCCCAAGTTCCTAGCTGCTGTGGCGGTACCAAAAGTCCCCTTCTTACGGCGATCAGCTTGGAGTTGTGCGTCTACCAAAGCCTCTCGAAGAGCCCCTTGCTGAGAGGGATCCATTCTCTGAATCTTCCCTTCTAGCTCTCCTCGACCCTCCTTGGTTTTTAGCTTGGACATCACCTCATCAGCCGTCATGCCGAACGACTTAGCGAGGCCTTCGGATTTGCGCTTAATATCTCGATCCACAAGCTTGCCCATCTTTCCTTGACCAGTTAGCAAGGAAAGACGAAGGCGCTCAGTGCGACCCATGTTCTTCAACCCTTGGGTTGCCGACTGCATGAACTTCTGAGCATTGCGGGGGCTCATCACCTGCCCGAGGCGCCCCAAGAGTTTGACCGCATCCTCCATGCGAGTCCCCCAAAGAGACAGGTCTTGGGACACGCCTCGAATCATACCAAAGAACTTATTTGCCGAGATACCTGAGTCTTGAGCTGCCCTGTTCATCTGCTCGAAGGACTGCTGGGTCTGTTTCAGGTCTGCCCCCATCTCGGTCATCATCTCCGCTTGGAGCGTGTTGATCTCCTGCAAAGGAACGCCAAATGCCCGAGAATATGCAACGCTGACGTGAGCTAAGTCTGACGTGAACTCCTTGACGCTCTGGCCTGTGCGATCAGCCTCGTTCCCAATCCGAGCAATGGACACACCTTCCTGGTTCAAAGTGTTGACGATGGCCTTGTAGTCGTCGGGAGAAATCCCCAGATCAATGTTGCTCCATTCGTAAGCGGCGTCTCGGATACCGTCTAGAGTCTTCGACATCTTGCCGAACGCCACGTCAGTATTCCCTCCAGCACGAGCCAAGAAGTCGGCGTTACCTGCGGAGACCAGCAGGTCCTTGTTGAAGTCCTTCACCTTCGCGTCCATGTCGAGGAAGATCTTCACCAACGACAGAGCAGCTCCACCAATCGCCCCCAAGATGGGACCAATTTTGGTCAAGGTTTCGATGAGGGGTTTGATTCCTCCCATGAGGGAGCCCAAGCCCTTCATAGCGGCCCCGCCGCTCTTCATAGCTAGGCCGCCCATACCTCCACGGTCCCGGCCCCTGGCTATCAAGCCACTGCCCGCCTGGTTGAGCTTCATTCCACCTGCTGCACTGAGCTTGAGCCCTTTGACCAAAGACTTGGCGCTGTTCTCCAACGCACTCTTCACGTCCTTCGACACGAAAACGGCCGACAAGGTGTCCTTGAGGGTGTCTCCCAGCTCTTTGGAAGCATCCTTGAACATGCCGCGGGCCATCACTCGCCCTTCTTTGCCCTCCTTGCCCCGCAGGCTCTTGATCTTGGCCGCTCCCACCTTCTTCAAGCGATCGATCTCGGCAAGCGTTGCCTTCTTGTCTTCGTCGTTCTGCTTGGAAGCTTTCTTGGCCAAGAGGTCGATGGTGTCCATCACATCCTCGATGGCCTTGCCCTCTTCCTTGTAGGTCTTCGTCAGTTCCTCAAGACTTGCCTGCCAACGGTCGTTGCCGTCTTCAGCTTGCTTGGCCGCCTTCTTGTTGACCCCGTTCAGCTTATCAACGGCCTTGGCTACTTCACTGAAGTTGCGCTTGGTAGCGCGCTCCATTTTGGCCATGTCTTGGAGGGCTTTTTCGACGTTTACGCCTACTTCCAAGACCTCCTTTTCGGACTTCTTCGCCATGACCTATCACTTCCTTGTTGCGTTGAACGGAACGCCGGGAACACGACCTGAGGTCGCTACCATCGGGACTTGAGAGGGATCTCGACTAGTACGTGAAACACTGTTCCACTTGTCAGAAAACTCAGCCATCTTGGGATCGGAGAGCTCTGGATTGACTTGTTGAGCCAAGCGTTGGGCAGTGAGCTGTCGTCGTCGTTGAATCTGAAACTTCACTTCCTCCGCACTCAAACCCTGCATGCTGGTTTGACCAACGAGCTGTCGGGGACCGTACTGGTCCTCGAAGCCTTGCTGGAGTTCACGGATGTGCTGTTCACGACGTTCACGATCTTCACTTGCTCGACGTTCGTGAGCCTCAACAACAAGGTCGTGCCAATCCTTCTCACCCTTGAGATCTCGCTCAAGTTGGTTGGCTAGCTCCTCGACCGTCCGTGCAACCCGGATGGGAGCTCCTTTGTTGGTCTCCGTGTCCATCGACTCTCCTAAGAGAGCAAAACGAAGGATTCTGTCCCGACGTTCTAGGCGTTCTTCTCGATCTTTATCCCTACGCCGCTTGTCCTGACTGTGGATGCGACTCATCCCCTTACCGGCCATTGCAGAAGCAACGAATTTGGCGTTCTCCCACTCTCGTTCGGCCGTTTCTTTGAGGTCCTCGTAATAGTTCATGGCCCGCCACGTGAGCTGACCCCAGTTCAGCCCAAGGGTTTGAGTGCCTTGAACACCCGTCACGGAGGTGTTGGTCAGGTCTACAGCTCCAAACTGAGCCCACCTGAGGCGAGAGATCAGCTCCATGCTGTAGGCTTCCGTGAGAACCACCGCTCGATTGGCTCGACGGTTGATCTCACTCATCTGGCGGATCACCTTCGCCGAGGCGCCCGCTTCCATGTTCTCGAAGAACGTGGCTAGGTCCGTCAGGTGTCGTTCCCTGTCGGCCAGGATGTTGACACCATCCACCATGAAAACTCCGTACGCTAAAAATAGCGCATGGAATTTCTGCACCGCCTTCCATGAGGAAGACTCCGGCACCATGAGGCGCAGCATCTCGAATTCATGGTGGTTCAGGGATTTGAAAACGAACGACACCTCATTGATTTCCGCAGGAACGTGGAGAAATCCCCGAAAAAGCACGGGGTCCACGTCCCTGAAAACCTCGGGGTTTACTTCAGGAAGATCACGGGGGACATCGATCTTGATGTCTTCAGGGTCTGAGTCCCCATCGTAATTTCGCCGAAGCCTGTCTTGTTCTTCGTCGTAACCATCAGGGGGCATGGCATCACATCGGTCGACGCTGGAACCTAGGATTGATGCCTACGACAGGAGGTCGATCGAGGATCCCTTTCACACCCGTCCCATCCAACTGAGGGACGTTGCGAGACAGTTCGGGAGTCTCTTTCTGAAAAACATACGCCTGCTCAGGCGTCCCGAAGCCGGCGTCAACATCGCCCTCAAGAGCAGCGATCTGGGCCGCTCTTGATTCTGAGACGGCCGAGTGGATTTGCGGAGGAACGCCCGCCGGGGCAATGGCCGAAGAAGGGACGGGCGCCTGCATTGGGGCCCGATTCATCGGCACACGGTTTCGAAGTCGTTCCATCAACTCTTGCTGAAGGTTCGGCGATGGTTGCGCCTCTTGTGAAGGTGCCGGCGGCGGTTCACTCGGTACCGTAAAGATCGGGGGCGCTGGCGGCGGTGGCGTCTCTGCTTGAGGAGGAGCAGCTACCTCCTCCTTCAATCGAGCCTGCTCGACCGCGAATTCACGAGCTCGTCGTGCCACCTCCTCTAGCTCAGCAGGCGTGCTCTTCGGCATGTAGCCCGCCTCTTCCATGATGTTCTTCGTGAGGTCTGCGGGTAGCTGACCAGCAACCTCTTTCAACTCGCCTAAGAGGCGGCGGAACTTGTCTTCTTCGGTTTCATCAGGGACGCGGAACTCGACTTTCTCACGAGCTCGTCGTTCACCTTCCGCCACCACATCCGCAAACTTACGGTAGAGGACGCCGATCGCCTCACGACTCCAAGACGAAGCTCGCTGTCGGATCCACTCGTGGCGTTCCACCAAAGACGTTCGCATCCCTTCCGAAGGGTCTGGAGGGATGACGTTCAGCTGAATGCCAAGTTTCGAGAGACTCTCTCGGGCTTCTTCAGCTCTACTCTTGCTGCACGTTGCGTTGAGGAGGTATTGGCCCGAAGGAACATCCTCTTCGATGAAGTCGACCTCTCGAAGGTCCACCCCATCCATCTCCACGATGGAACGGCACACATGCCCCATCTGGTAGGCGTGGTAATACTCCAAGTTTTCGAGCTCTGTCGTCTCATCGACGATGCTCTCGTAATCCTTGTGAGTCAGGTTCTGTAGGACGAGGGTGTAACCGTCTACAGTGACGGGCTCTTCCACTCGCCCAACATTACGCGCTTTTTTGAGCGCTTCCTGGAGCTTCTTTGATTTTATGGTTGCCATCCTCATCTCCTTTTCATTTGAGGCCAGAGGACGGCGACGAGGCCTAGCCCGAGGGCAGCTAGGCCGTTGTTCTGATTTTCATCTATATCGTCGCCGTAACCGGCCTTACTCAGCTCACACGTTCGGCGTGCCGACCTGCTGACTGTTGCCTGCGAACCTGAGCGAGAAGCCCGTACCCGCGGCACCGTTGGACTGGACAGGGGCCAAACCAGTGTCGACGAATTCGCCGTACTGACTGCGACCGTCGATGATGTCGGTCACCGTCACGCTGGAGTTCTCGGCCACGATAGCGGCGTCCGACGTGTAGGACGCCGAGTAGCTGTTGAGCCAGCAACCCTCGTAGAAAGTGAAGAGTGCTCGGATGGGGGTCAGGAATTCCTGGCCCGACGCTTGAACGCTCGCGCTCGGCAGTGCTTGGTCAGTCACGCCTTCCACGTCCTGAGCGGACGCGATTTCGCTGAAGACCATCTCCTGCTTGATGTCGAACGGCCACCTGTGGTGCTTGAGCGAACGGACGAGCCCCGTCACACCACCCTTGTACCCGAGAGCCTGAAACAGGTTCACGGCGTACATCAAAGTACGGTTCAGGGTGAGCGTCATCGGCTCCGTCACACCCGGCACTAGTTCAGCGACCTGGTCACCGAAACCTACGCCACGGATCGGATCGATGGTGCGAGATTCGTCATGGCCAAACTCAGAAACAACGCCAATTTGACGAAATTCCCGCGTGCCCACCATGTAGCCGAACACCTTGTTCTTCTGTGAAATGGCGGCCCTGGTGTTGGGCGCCGTTCCCATGCGGTAAATGTAATTTGTCGTATCTGCCGGCCTACCCATGACTTATCTCCTCTGATCGGATCTGTTTTTCAGACTTTGGCGTTCGCGAATAGCCCGTGAATCTGATCGGCACGCGCCGCCAGTTTGGTGAGGTCACTCTTCACCCACGACTGAGTGATGTCGGTCGTCAGGATGCCGGCCACCTTATCGGTGACAGCCCTCACGTCAGCACGAGCACGGCTGGCGTTGAACTTGCGACCCGCTGACGCGAGCTTGTCGATCGTCTTGACGGTCTCTTCCGTCTTGGCCAAGATCGACTGAGCGAGCTCCGTGTTGGAGGCGTAGACGTCGTACGAAAGAGCCGCCGTCTTGTCGCCTACCTCGTAAACGACCGGCGCTCCGAGGTTGTAATACACGCTGTTGTCACTCTGGCGGGGGCTCTTGATCTTTTGTGCGAGCTTGATCAAGTGCTGAACTCCAGAAGCCATGTTGGTGGCCTTCTTGGACGCCGCAGCCGCATTCAGAGCCGTGATGTGGTTTTCGATTGCCTTCAGATCATCGGAAAACGTCATGGTGCCTTTCCTCGCAGATTGAGGTTCCTCCCTCAGGGGTGGGATAGAAGAACTAACGTCGGCAGACCATCGCGCTCGATGAGGGGCCAAAAGACTCCACATCGCACCTTCGTCCACCGGGAATAGGACTTCCTTCTGGGCCAGAAATTCGTTCAAAGCGCGCTTGGCGGTCCCACGAGGGGCCAGACCCATCACGAAATTGAGAGCCGAAATCGGGCCTAAATTGAACTTGTAGCCGTCCGGCGTCCGAACCCAGTCGGTCGTGCCGTCCGTTCCAAGCGTTACGAGCAATCGTCCCATGCCTATCTAGGCGGGGGAACGAATGCTCTATTGGACCTCGCTCAAATCCGCAAAAAGACTTGGAGAAGCGCCGACGGCAGGATCAGGGTCCCCATTTCAGGCCCCCGAAGCCAATGATCTTCCGCCACCCACTCCTGAGGCTCTCCCATGGCGGCCTCAGCCTCGTTCAGCAAACCGGCAGCCTTACCCAGGTCGAAGCTCAAATACTGGCTCTTTCGGGCTGCCAAGACGTGCCAACGGTCTCCCCCCGCCTGATGCATCAAAACACCCCGAAGAAAGCCTCCTCGGTACAACTCCTCCCACCCCGTGAGGAGATCTGCATGCAGGCTTGTGGCAAAAACAAACCCATCGGACCCCCAATTGACGGGACGCGGAGGCTCCGGCTCTGGGGGTAACGCGGGCAACCGGCCATCCAAGACGTAAGACCGTAAGAACCCGACGGCTGTCGCCAGAGCGTCCTGAACCTTGTCTTTAGTGTTGGTCAGATAGGACCGGATAAACTTCAGGAACTTCGAAAGGTCCCGGTCCAGGTGAGCCGCCCCCCTCACGTCAAAGGTGTCGACCAAGTTCACGGCCGCGAGCAAGCTGGGGATCGAAGGACTGAGGGCCAAGTCTCTATGAAGGAACAGGGCGACGGACAACAAAACCCCCAAAGTTTCGACGTCTCGAAGCACCAAAACAAGAGGAAAGGGCCGTCCAAGAATGAGGTCCCTATAGAACTTGTGGGCCTCATCAACACTGTAGATGGCCGTGAGGGGGTTGGCGTCTTTGGGCTTGAAATCCCCAAAAGCCACCACCCCATCAACCAAGGGACCCAAGTGCTTGTCGAAAACGACCTGAAGTTTCAGTTCTTCCACGAGGCGAGTCTACTGCAAATTCTCGTACTCTGCTGGGTCTCCAGCTGCGTAACGTCGCTGGTACCCGACAGCATGCACGAGGTCGTCGATCAATTGACTCACCCGACGCATCGACATACTTCGAATGTTGTCAGCATTGAAGGGCCATGCGAGCTCTCGGTACTTGATGAACAGGCCCTCCGCTTCGAGGTCGTCCACGTTGGCCCGCGACATCAACAGCTTGATGAAGTTGACCTGCTTGTCTGAGGGTGGCGGCCCTGACGGAGAGCGAGGAGGGGCTGGTGGAGGCGTGGGCGTTGGGGGAGCCGGTGAAGGAGCGGCCTCAGCAGGCGCCTCGGGACCGGCGGAATTGCCTGCACGGGACTCCCAATAGGCGGCCTTCTCCTCGTATAGCTCTATCACGTCTTCAATCTTGTTTTGGAGCGAATTGCGCCAATTTTGAGTACGTTTGACGATCGGGGCTTTACCTGGAACTAGAGGTCGTTTCACCCCCGTCCCGTAGAAGAGGACCCGGATCGCATCCTCGCCCACACCAGCTCCCATGCCTGAGCTTCGGTGCACCGAAGTCATCACACGGATGGCCACGTTGGGGCTGAGCATCAGATCGTAGTAGTACTCGTTCCTTTGAACGCCCTGTTGAGGTCGGAGAGCCCTGTAGCCTCGCTTCAGGAAACGCTCCATATCTTCGAGCGTCACCTCAGTGTATTGAGCAGCCATTTCAGTAAGTCTCCGGCGAGTACCACTCGTCTGCTGCTTCCTTGACGGTCTCCTGAGCGTCCATGCCTGGTTTGGGCACGTTCTCACCCACTTGAAGGCCCGCTTGGAAAACGAAGGGGCTCATGCCGCTTTGCAAAGGGCAGCAAACCTCCAGATTGACAGCCGCTCGGGTGAGAGCCACGTACGCCAAGTTGCGTTCAGCCTTCAGACGAGCCGCTTCCTCAATGGGGTCGGGCGGCGGGTCATCCGGCTTACGCTTTGGCTCGAACGGGAAGATGCCCTTGGGCATCATCACCGAGACGTTGGTCCACTGAGCGCCCTTGACGCTGTGCACGGTCGAGAGCGTGATGGCGGGAGGCTTGGCCTTACGCTTGCCCTCATCCGCAATCTTCGACTGCTCCTTCTCCCATTTCACAGGGTCGATTCGGAGCGTTTCGGCGATCTTTGAGTAGCGGTCAAGCTTGCGAACGAAGCCTTTCGCCAGCGTGGGGTCCGTCAAGTTCTCTTGGTCGTTGGAATTCGGTTGAGCAAGGGCATAGAGGAACTGGACGGCTCCCAAACCCTTACGTTCTTCCTTCTCCAACTCCTCTTTGCTCTTGGCCGGAAGGAGCCCCTCCTCATTGACCTCACCCGGAACCGTCTCCTTCTCTTCCACCACGTCGTCATCGTCGTCAGAGAATACCGCCACGTCGTTCGTGATTTGCTCACGGAGCGTCACGGTGGTCGTCACTTCTCGACGGGACGCCTTGTCCCACCCCGTCACACGAGACTTCATGTTGTCGAGCACGTAGCCCAAGAGCTCAGGCGTCGGGTGGTCCTCTTCGACATACTCCCGAAGGTCCCGGACGTTTTCCGACAATCCTTTGAGGTTTTGGGCCAGCTCCTCGACCCGTTTCTTGTACATCCACTCGCCCTTGCTGGGGTCGCCGGCCGAGTTGATGATCTTCAGACGGTAGGGTTGCTTGAGCTTGTCCGCCAAGAGGTTGATGTAGCGGGACTCCAGCAAGACGTCCGGACGTACGCTCTTGATGTCCACTCGTTCTCGACGAGCCACATCGTCGAGCGCTTCATTGACGGCTCGCTCTACGTCGTCTGGCCCAATGAAAAGCGAACGATCAGGCTTCATCAGGACCGCTACGAGGGATTTCTTCATCTTCTCGTAGTCGTTACCCGTCGCGAGGTCGAGATAGCCCAAAACGGCACGAGACTCCGGGGCTTCTAGAAAGCCTCGACCGCCTCGGCGGATGTAAGGGATCTCGTTGATGATGCAGGCCGTTTCGAAGTCATTGAGCTCCGCATTGGTGCGAGCCAAGACAGCGAAGTTCTCCGGTTCGGCCCCTTCGTCGATGTCCTTGCGGTACCGTCCGATAGTGTCGATCGCAGCATCTACATTCGTCTCAGGAGTCGTAACCTGGATGGAGGCTCGACCACGGTCCTTGCGGGGATCGGCGCGAGCTTCCATCGGGATGCGGTCGGTGTCGACAGCGATCAAGTTGTTGGCCGCTTCGACGATTTCCGGTTGGCACCGATAGTTGGTGCGAATCATCCGGGTCGTCCACTCGGGGTTGTCGAAGAGAGCTCGGAACAACTCCGGCTTGGCCCCACGGAACTGATAGATCGCCTGCTTGTCGTCTCCGATCAAGAAGATCGAACGGTTGGAGGCGTCCTTGGTGATGTGCTCCGACATCATCTCGAAGATCTGATGCTGGATGGTGTTCATGTCCTGGCACTCGTCGACCAAAATGTGATCGAACATGCCCTGGATGGTCTTCTTGGCCTTCGGATCTCGGACCAAGATGTCCCGCAAGATCTTGAGCATGTCGTCGAGGTCACCCAACCGCTCACCACCTTTGCGGTTACGACCCATGAAGTTGTCGTATGCCTTCGAAGGACAGGGAGGACGCCACCCCGGGATGTCCCCTTTGATGCCCAGGTACATGTCGTACCAAACGGCCGCCTGAGCTTCACTCTGGGAAGTGACGGAATTCCTGGCCTCTTGCAACCCAATGTCGTTACCGCGCCATTTGTTGAGCAAGAGGTTGGCCTTCTTGGCCTTTGGAGCTTCACGGATCCAATCGGCCTTGAAGCCGTAACGCTCCACCAACTGTTCCGGACTGCAATCGTCCCACAAACCGCGGATAGCGATCGACAGGCTGGCAGGGCTGACCGACTTCTCACCCTTCTTGGCGGGAGCAATCAACCTCGGGGCCCTCAGCATCGCCTGCTCCTCGGGAGTTCCGAAGCCCGGCGTATCACGGCTGCCGACGATCAGCTTGGCGAACAGAGAGTGCATGGTTCCTATCTGGACCCCAGCCGTCCCCATCACGGTTCCGTTACCCAGAACGCTCGCAATTTTCTCCTTGAGCTCTGTGGCGGCCTTCCGATTGAAGCTGCATGCCATGATGCGCGCAGGGTTGATCTTGCGCTCACACACCAGATAGTCGATACGGCTGACGAGCGTCTTGCTCTTGCCCGCCCCCGCGCCTGCCGCTACGAGGACACGCCCTTCCGTCAAAGCAGCGGCTCGTTGCTCGTCGTCCAAGTCCCGTAGGGCCACCGGAACGTTCTGAAGCCGAGTCGGGTCACTCAAGGCTGCCGCCACTGCCGCGGTCGCCATGCCCACCACCTCAGAACGGACCGGAGGCTCGTCGGGCATTTGATTGACTTCTAGCGATTTACGAGCCGCTTCTGTGGCGTCTCGCTCAACTTGGTCCAAAGCAGCAGAGCGGGCCTCTTGAGCTTGCTGAGCTTCCTCAGCCCCACTGGCGGCCAGTTGCTGAATGTTCTGGTAGACGATCTCCTCAGCGTCGATCGAACCTGAAGAAGCAGCGGCGTCCACAGGCTGAGGAGCACCGTTGCCCGAACCCGCTTGCTCCGATGCCTGGTCGATCCAATTCCGAAGCCGAGCGTTTCGCATCGGCATTGCGGCAAAAACATCCAATGCCCTATCGGCGTCGTCCAACATCGCGGCACTGATGGCTTCACGAACCTGACGAACGTACTTCTGATTCTCGAAGATCCCTTTCATGGTGGCCGGTCCGCCACGAGAAAGCAGGGTCCTGAATTGAAGGGCTCGGCGGGAAGCGCCTTGTGGCGTGTAGGCTTTGAGGGCTAGTGCCCGTCGAAGCATCGTCTTCTGAGCGTTGGTCGAGAGATGCCCGTCCAGAAAAGAACCTAGAGCATCGATCTGCGCATCGGCTGCTCGAAGTAAACGGAGACCTTGCCGGATCAATTCGTCTTCGATGTCGTCCACACCCGACGACTCTTCGGCGTACCTCATGTACGTATCGAGAGCCAGCAAGTACACGATGTACTCAGCAACCTGAAATTCCCCAACCTCTTCCTCAGAGACCTCGGGTTCGGCCGCGAGAACGATCGAGGGGATAGCGGAAGGGGCATGGTCGAAACGGGATAGTGTAAACGCCATCATTCGGAGATCCGATCCTACACCAGGATGACCATAAAGGAAAAGGCCAGCCTCCTACGAGACTGGCCTTTTACCTAGGACCCTTTTAGGGTCAGATACGAGCGCGAAGGTTGAACGTCATGACGATGTACAACAGCGGGAAGATGGGCTGGTAATACGCCTGGAAACGAAGGATCGTGGGGTCCTCCGGATCCACGTTCGCCGAGATACCCGTGAAGGCCCCGACGATCTCCGCCTGGACGAGCTGCTTGAAGAGTGAGGTCATGCTGACCTCGACTTCGTTGGTGCGGGAAGCCAAGAACTTGGTCCCGATGAACGAGTCCAAGGTCACACGGCTCTGCTGTTGCACGTAGTCGGCAATCTGAGTGACCGTCGGGAGACGGCTCATGATATTCGACATGTCGGTCGTGAGACCCTGGCGAATGCGGACCAAGGGGTCCAAATCCTCCAGGATAGTGATACCCGAGGTCGCCGTCTGATTGGCTTCCACCGGATCCATTTGACGGGGCAAGCGAGTGAAGCCCTGGACCTGACGGCGCGTGTACGGAGTCGCAACGTCGACCGCGGGGCTTACCACTGCACCCGCCACAGCAGCAGCCAGGAAGCTGCCATCCACCAGCGTCTGGAAACTCTCCCCCAATTCGTTTTGCAGCGTCACCACGGCAGAGTCCGGGTAGACGGCCACGATACGATTGGAGAGGAGGCTCCTCGCCACCGACTGGGCGGTCGTCGGGGTAGTACCGGAACCGAATCCGATGATACCCATACGCTCCGACTGGTTGCGGATGTGGGACTGAACCTCGCAGTGCTGCATAAGCGCCGAGTAGACGGTCGTGCTGGTCGCGAGAGGCACCAGAACGTCCGGCTTCAAGTTGCCCGGCAGCGGAGTCGCCAACTCGTTGATGGCGGCCAAGAAGGCTTGGTCGCTCGCCTGGTTGGTGTTCGGGACCTTCAGGACCTGCTTGATGCCCACGAGGACAGCCCCGTTGAGGATCATCAGGTAAGCGCCCAAAGTAACGCGGTTCTCGGCCGAGAGGGAACCGAAGTTCGCCTCGATGGTCTTGAACTGCTGGAACAAGCGGGTCGTGAAGTCCTGCTTCATGAACTGGTAGCTCACGTAGTAGAAGTCCCCGATCGCGGGTTCCAGACCCGACGGATTGAACGACTGAAGGGTCGCCGTGTCGTTGACGGTGACGCCCACCGTATCGGTCACGATGGTCTCCATACCCGCCATCGAAAGGTACGGCACTGCCGGATTGACCTTCCAAGTCGGGCTGACTTCCATCGTGAACGAGCCGCCGCTGCTGTACCCACCCGCCAATGCAGGGAGGATCGAGAAGCGAAGACCCGTGTTGGCGTCCGTATAGGTCTGACCCGGGTAACCAACACCCGACGAACCCGACGGATTGTTGGAGCTCACGACGTAGTTGTCCTGAGCGTCTTCACCGTTGTCACCGCTGGTCCCAGCAACAATACCCGTACCTGACGTGACGTTGAAGGCGCTGGCCGAGCCCGTCGCGAAGGCCACCGACGAAGAAGCAGCGCCCGTCGTCAAGGACTCGATGGTCACATAGTCGTGGCCTTCGAGCGTACTCACGTAAGCAACACCCGCAGAGCTGAAGCTGGCCGTTGCGTTGAGGCGGTTGATGACCTCCGACGCCAAGACCAACATCTGTCCCGCAGTGTCACCCTCAGTGAACCCGAGGAGGTCGTTCGCCGTACCAGCCAAGATCTGGATGCTGGAGCTCGGATCCGTGACCTGGCTGGTGAGCCGGATCTTGTTAACGTTCGCCAGAGTACCGACAGACGCCACGTTCGTGAGCCCCGGTACCGCGTTGATGGCCGACACGATCGCCGAAGCCGCCACCGTAGCACCCGCAGGAAGGGTGATCGCGTAGTCGATTCCGTTCACACGGAGGTTGAGTTCGTCGTCAACATCCGCTGTGATGAGGAACGGACCCGCTTCGATACCGAGGATCGTGGCCGGTTTGTTGGTAGCCGTCGAGGTTCCCACCGCCGATTGGAAGGTTGCGAACCCCAAGACACCCTCAACCGTACCTTGGCGAACCGCCACCTTCGACACAGCGTCGAAGCCACCCGGCAGGGCTGCCGGGGTCGTGTACGACTTGATGATGAAGAACACGTCTCCGTTGGTACCGCCCACCTGGACGAAGCTCGCCAAGGTGTTGGGTGCCGTGCCGCTGAAGGCCACGTTGGCGTCGATCGCGGTGTTGATTTCACCGATGATCTGGGTCGGCGTACGAGCACCCGGCGTCAAAGTGACGGAGATGTCCGTGCTGTCGATCGTCAGGGCCAACACGTTGTCAGGAGAGGCTGGGATCGTGATTTGGTTCGAACCGTTAACGTCCACTCGGTCAGAGACCAAGTAAGCCTTGGCCGCAGCTCCCAGGTTGGTGACGTAGGGAGTACCGTTCAGCACTGTTCGCCACTGGTCCGAGAAGCTGGTGAAGAACGAGTAGGGGCTGGCGCCTGCGTTCGTGTAAGCGGCGTTTTGAGCCGCCGTTTGACCGAACGTCACCGTGACGGTCTCAGCGAGGGCGGTCCCTCCACCCGTGTGGAAAGCATCCGTGACCTGCTCGACACCACGAGGCCACTGGACGGTCTCGGGCAAGCTCGTCTTGGTGCCGAACCGAACCTGCATGACGTTCTGGCCTGTCAAAGTGCTGAGCACCTCGAACTGACCCGTTCCCACCGGACCTGGCACCTTGTTGGTGAGGATATAGGTGTCGTCACGCAGACGGTTGTACCAGTACGTGGCGTAGACGTTGTGATCCGGGGGAACCGGCGTCTTCAACGTGATACGACGGTTCTCACCATCGACCTCAGTGACCGGTACCGGAGAACGTCCGAGAGCGTCGAGGATGTTCCGGCCCGTGTAGACCGTGATGAGATCCGGGCGATTGGTATCGAGACCGACTCGACCGTTCGTCACTGCACTGTAGACCGCGCTGCCGAGGGGCGTGTCGCGACCGTTGCCCGTGGTGGGAACCTCGGGCAGCAAGAACTCCGTGTCGGAGGCGATAGCCGGCACCACGGTGGTGTCCACCACGCGAGTAGCGGCCGACAAGAACAACCGGTCATCCACGAGGGTGGGGATGATCTGGGTGTCGTTGAACAAGGTCGACCCTGGCGAACGAAGTGCAGAAGCCACCACGAAGCTGGCGCCCCAGTGGAGGATCGACACGTCTGGGCTCGGATTCGAGACCACGAAGTCCTGACCCTGGATGAAGTCGTTACGACCGGGAGCAAAACCGCAGCGAAGAACGTTCGTCACCAGCGTATTGGGCAGGTAGTCGAACGTATCCTGCCAGGTGTTGGCGAAGTACTGGATCTTCACCGTGCTACCAGCCGCGGGGCTGTAGGGCAGGGTCACGAGACCGTTGGTACCGTCCACAGAAGCGGCCACCACCTGGACGCTGTTGACCGTCACCACCACCTTGGTGGGGTCAGTGGTCGTGATACCACCGTCCGTCCCATCCACGATCGGACGCTGAAACACCCTGAAGCTGGCGTTCCGGTTCGTTGACGTATTGGCCGCGAACCCGAGGGCACCGTTGGCGTTCCCAATACCGATGCTGAGGCTTCGAGCCGACGACATCTTCAGGTGATTCTTACCCTGGTTGTCGGTGAACACCGAGGTTACGAGACCCGTGATGAGGTTCGAGTCGATGACGCTCTTGAGCCCGGCCGCCGTGTAGCTGCCCGCCGCGAAGACGATCGTCTTCTCCAGGCCGTCCACCGTGAAGGTGAAGGTGTCGGTCGTCCCAGTGACGACCACGAAGGGGGCGTACCCGGGGCTCACCAACTCCGCTTGAGTGGGGGTCACCTGGTTGGACACGTCGTCCGTGAAGCTGGTGTCCGAGCGGTGGAACCAGTAGGTGCAGCGGATGTTGTCACCCGGCTGAGGCGGGATTTGGAGGACAACATAGCCCCCTTGCCCCTGAACCGAGCCAACCGCCACCGGCGTACCATTGACGGTAACCGAGACGCTGCGAAGATTGTTGGTCACGCGACCGAATCCCTGACCGTCAACGATCGGGAAATTGCGGACCTTGAACTTGGTAGTGATGCCGTTCACACCCCCGAGAATGGGGTTGTTCGGGTTCGTTTCGTCTACTACGAAACGTAGGGTCACATCCTCGTTGACGATCTGCTGGTCGAGGTTGGCGCTCGAACCGCGCACCAACTCGTAATCGAGCTGGTCTAGTTCTTCCTGACCAACGCCGATTTCGACGGGGATGCGAAGACCTGCCACGAGGTTGGCCGCGTTGGCTTCCGTCAAGGTGCGGGTGTAGACGCCAGGGGGGACGTACGTAGAAAAAGGGCCGAGAGCCATTCAGAACTCCTTGTGAACTAGCGGTCGCTAGCGGATGTCGATTTAAATCGAGGGCTACTTGGATCTGATCTGGGATCTGGGTCTTCATCTGACCGCAAGGACTTGCCTCCGGCCTCTATGCCTAGCTCCGGGTGAACGAAGCATTATTGAAGGAGCGTCAGGCGGGCGGTCGCTTTAGGACGCTCACGATCTCATCCCGGACTTTCTTCCGACCCTCGATCGTCTTGTCGCTCCCCGCCTGGTACTCGATGTAGTCAGCCCCGTTTTTACGGATCAATGCCCGATTTCCCCCGACTTTTCGAACCTCGGTCTTGACCTTTTCCCGCGCTCGATACTCCTCCCACCGCTTGTCCGCGCTCGAACCCACCACATAGTCGTCGGTCGGATAGTCGTGCTTCGTGACGCCCGAATTGGCGGGCGCGCTTCCCCCGGGAGCAAAAGCAAACCCAAAGCCCTCGAAGACCCGAGACGCGGGCTCCTGACAGTTGGGGCACTCGTGAGTTTTGTGGTCCCCCATCTTCAGGGTGCGAGTGAATCCAAGACCACACGAACATTCAAATGTATATTTGGGCACGATTTACAGCTCTTGAGGAGCTGGGGCCCCTCGAAAGTCGATAGTGTTGATCAAGGGTTTGGCTTCCAAGGAAGCCAATTTGGCGTAATAGTCCTCGATACTTTGGGGCTCATCGAGAAACTGCCAGTACGTATAGGAGATGTAGATAGCCTGCGGAGGGTGATTGCCGCCCGTGACCTGCGGGTTGGGTACCCAACCCTTGGGAGCAAGCGTCACCATAGGGATGTTGATCATCCGATCCTCTCGTAGGAATCGTTACGTCCTTGCAGAATGGGATGGGTTTCGAAGAACAGGTCGCTAACGACCGCTTGAATACCCGACGGAGCCCGAGGATCGGTATCACCCTCACGAGTAGTCTGCGTAACCTTGGAAATGGTGAGGGGTAGCGGAACGTGGGCTTCCCAATCGGCCCTCAGTTGAACCGAAAGGGACGCCTGATAGAAGAACTCCTCGCCCGTTTCGTCGGCAATTTCCTCAGCCTCTCCTCCCATCGAGACATCCATGATCTCGATGCCCTCGAATTCCAGGCGCTCCTTCTTGTGAGCCCAAAGGTACATCATCGTGAGGTCGGCGATCTCCTCCATCTGGACGGTGTCTCTGGAAATGACGTCGAGGTCGAACGACACTTCGAACTTGCCACCGAACGCCTTGGCGGCGTCCACACGGTCTTGGTAGACCACCACCGCCACCTTTTGGCCGTCCTCGGCTCGTTTACCGAACGCTAACACGACCCCGGGAAGCGTGGTCGTGTTGGGAGTGTTCCAAGAGAACGGGACAGGTCCGATGGACGTGCCAGCGTAGCGATAATCGGCCGAAAGAGTCGAGCCGGCACCGAAACTGGTCAGAAGTTGAATGGCACCGGTCTCGTAGTCGACCGTGTAATCGGTGTTCTCCCGCAGCAAGTAGTTGCGGTTCTCGTAAAGCCGAAGGGTGTGCCGCACAGGGACTTGCTGAAGCTGGGCCTCACGCTCGATTCCCGTCTGGAACATCAAGACGGGTTCGTCCGTGACGGTCAGCAACGGGTCGACGATGAAGACCCCTTGCTCTCCCGCATCCGTAGGAGCTTTCAGGATCTCGATGTAGTAGACGCCAGGGGCGGTCGGCATCCCTCCCATCTTCTGAACGGTTTTCAAGTCCTCACGGACCCATTCGAGCGGGTATGCGGGTTGCCCCACGTAGGCGAGCATGACGTGGCTTTGGATGACACCCACGTAGTTGTCGGCCGAGAGTGCCACCTTGTTGGCGCTCGAACCCTTCACCACGATGCCAAACTGGGGTCGTTCAGTGAACGAGAACCGGTTCTGGATGAAGGGTGTGATCTTGCGGTAAATAGGGTGCCGCCCAAAGGAGTCCTTGAGCTCCAAGATCAGGCGCCGCTTGAGCGAGTGCACCAAATAGTAGTACAAGACTCAGCTCTCGTGCTCTTCGAGAGCAAGGACGAGCATGCCCTCCGCCACCGCTTGCAGGGGATCCTTGGCGTGACGGACCTCAGTGATCTGGATGGGGAACTTCTTCCTCACTAGTTCGAACTCTTCCTTGAAGATGTCCATGAACCCCTCCGCCTTGGAGGTTCCACCCGAGACCACGAACGGAATGGGTTCCGGGAGCGCCACGTCGTTCGACACCTTCTTGAACTGAGCGGCGATGTTCTGAAGGCTGTAGTTGATGATCGCTCGAACGTAGAGAACGATCGCTTGCTCTTCACGGCCGTTGGGATCCAGGAGGTTGATCCCCTTCTCCTTGATGGCGCACATCTGAGAGGCTGTTTTGCCGACCGCACGTGCTGATTGGGCGTCAATCCAATCGCCTCCGCGAGCCAGAGCAAACTCCATCCCCTTGTTGGCCTGGTAGCTCAACGCAATGTTGGCCATGCCGGCCCCGAAACTCACGGCCAAGCCTGAGAAGGTCTCCTCCGCACACTGGCTGTAGATGATCGCCATGGCTTCATTCATGGGGTGGGCGGTGTAGCCCCTGTCCCGAATGATCTTGCGAAACACCTCAGTGTGGAAAATGACGTCCTGCGAGGGGTCGTCGATCGGAGCTGCCGGCACCGAGTAGAAGCAGTGCTCCCCTTCTTCGGAGGGTTCTTCCAACACGTTGTGGACCAAGAGGCTCAGAATCCTCTGTGCGTCCATCTCCCCTGCGGAAATAACGCCTCGGCTAAGGGGGCGGCGAGCCTCCCTCTTGAACAAGTTGGCCATCGTGAGCGCTGAATCCCCAATGACGATCAAGGTGTCGTCTTGCTCGACGTAATTCACCTTCGACATCTTGAGGGAGCGCTTGGCATCCATCTCTAGGTCGAGGAAGGCGTCTCGGACGCGCTTGTAGGCTGTCTTGCCGCCCTTCTTACGGGCTGCAACGATGTTCATGGTGCCGATATCGAGACCGACCCCCAACTGATCTTCTGTAGATTTGCTCATTTGGATTTCCTCTGATCTGGTTTCTGTTTCAACCGCGGTCGTACGAGTAAATCTCGACGGGACCAGCGGGTAGTGCTTCTGGGTTACCCCGCTGCTGGAGCAGGTAGACGAAGCTCTCGTGTTTGTCCGCCACCCCTTCGAGCAAGTTCGAGGTACCGTGCGTCAAAGTGTTGGACTGTTCGAACGCGGACAACACCTGGTCGACGAGAGTCAGGATCGCCAGTTCACCCCTAAGACTCGACGAGACCATCTCGTCCGGGGTTCTCGCGATCCCACAGTTCTGGATGAACGTCAGGGCAAGACCGGCTTGGACGTGAGCCACGATGGCGGGTGTCCCCAAGCCCATCATACGCTCCGCCACTTGGTCGATGAACTCCAAAGACTCGTTGTAGAGTCTCTCGAACAACAAGTGGTCGGTGAAGAAGTTCCTCCCCTTGGTGCTCCAGTGGTGGCTTTGGTGCAAGAGAGCCGCCCCCTGAAGGGCCCCCAATAGAGACGTCATCGTGGTTCCTTCCAGAGCGGCCACTCTGGCCTTCTTGGCGAATGCCTTGACGCTCTGGCGCTGGTCGGAACTCAAGACCACCGGTTGGTAAGGCAGCCCTGGCAAATAGGGCGGACCATGCCGAAGAGCGTTGTACTCGGTCGGGGTGTGCCAAAGCACTCGGGAGGTCTCGTCGTTCATCTCTCTAGCCTCGATCCATCAAAGGAATCAGCCCGGTTGGCCCTTACGAAGTTGACGGAGCTTGTTCCGAGCGTCCGAAACAGCGTCACCCTCTGAAAGGACCTCTGGAACGTGCATTTGGACTTCGGTTCCTGCCGGCAGGGTGGTGTCCGGCAAGAACATTGGGATGTCACCCCCTACGACTTCTGACCGTGAGGCGACGGTCACGCCAGGGGCTGCACTAGAAGCCACTACGCTGACGGTCCCGATCTTCCCTACCGCGGCGGCCAAGACTTCCATCTGCCGAGCCAAGCCATCCACACTCTGTTGAAGAGCCGTGCTCTGCTGGGTAGACTTCATGAGAGCCTCCCGAAGCTGTCGGTTCTCGTCTTCCAAAGAGGCCGTCGTTGTGTCCTGAGGCTTGGAAGTATGCATAGTGTTCAGCATCTGAAAGATGGCCTTGCTACCAAGAGCTCGATGAAGGTCTGTGGAATTCAAGACCTTGTCGGCAGGGATGTAGGTTGGAACTTGATGGTGGACCATCGTCTGGATGTCGTAGAGCAGGATGGACCCTGTGGTGGTCTTCGTGACCGTGATGCCGCCGTCGTTCACCTGGACCCCATTGAAGCTCTCAGCTTCCGTTGAAGCTCTTTGGTCAGACGTTTCTTGATGATCTCTCGAACCCTCTTGCGAGTTCTCGCAAGAATTGTCGTGGGTTGTCGGCCCGGATGGTACCAACGACCCCTGGACATGGACCGTGGGGTCGCACTTCTGAAAATCAGCTCGCCGTTGTCGAGAATGATCGGGATCGGTCGTTTGGCTTTGGTGAGCCAAGTCATCTGCTGACGCTTCTGGCCTTCTACGAGAGGGAAGAAGGCCGGGTGCTTGGCGATGATCTGCACACTGTTGGGCCCCATCTTGGTCCCAACGCCTTTCGCCAGAGCCCTCTTGGCTCGGGAGCTAAAAGCCGATTTCTGAATTTCGTCTCGAACAGCTTTGAGGATCTCCCGCTGCACGTTTTGCAGGACCTTCTTCGTGCTGATCTCACCCACCCCTTGGGTCGAAACCAAAGGTTTGAGGTTGATACGAAAGACTGGAGGGATGGCGAACATCAGTAGGTAATGTTCTCCCAGGCGATCGTGCGACCTCTCAGTTCGCGCTCGTCTGGAATGTTGGGCTTGTCCGTGATCTGTGCCGGCGAGTTCAAGGGCGGGACTGCCGGCTGGACCTGGTTGACCTGGTAACGGCTCGGGTTGTCGATCGGCACTCGGTAACGGATGTCCTTCTCATCGAGATGACCCAACATTCCATTCTGTTGAAGAACCATCCCTCGATTGGTCTGAACCTGAATGGCCCCGATGCTGTATCGCTCACCGTTGAGCTTCACCACGAAATCTCGTTGGGAGAGTAGGGGTGATGGCCCGGTCCAAAAATCGTAAGTGTGCTCGACCGTGCGACCCGTGTCTCTTTGCGAAATCTTCTTTTCCCCGTTGTCGGGGGCCATCAGGATGTCGTAAGGGCCCTCGTAACCGCCAAGGATGCCGGTGCCGTAGCATTTACGGCAGTCGTTGAATCCTTGGTTGTACCCCACCGAACCACACGAGCAGGGAACCCCTACGTGCTTGCGGATGAAGACCTTTACGCGCTCTCCACCTTGGTCGAGAATCCAACGGTTACGACGAACCGCCTCACGCCAGATGTAGTCGATCTTCTCAATTTCGAAGTTGGACGTGTAGGCGGCTCGTTCCAACGGAGTCTCCAGGAGCTCCGTTGGGTCGTTGGGCCCGCACTCAGACGCCAAGAGATGGCCGACCGTGGTAATTCGGTAGAACACCCGTTGAGCGAGGTCTGTCCGTAGGAAGGACCTCGTGTACCGATAGGTGACCGTCACTCTGGTGCCTGGCTCGGGCAACACACTAGGGTCTCGGCTCTGAAGGGCCACGTTTGGGTAGTGGTTGGGGTCGATTTCAATTTCCCCCGCCTCACCCAGCACGCTCAGAACCTTGACCGTTACCCCATCGATTCGAACTTCAACGTCCGTCACACTCGACGTGGGAAGCTTCTGAGAACCCTCTTTGACGATCGGGTACTGAGACGTCCGAAAGACGTAGCGAGGCGCCTCCAGCTCGGCTGCGGCGCCGTAGCCACGCATGACCCACTGGTCGTCCGTCACTTCTTCATCGATCACCAGAACGTTGTCCGTCCTGTCCCGCATGAAGTTGGCCCCGATCGGGTACTCGTTCACCCGATCGTAGGGGCCAAACTCGCTGTCAAAGCTTCGGTAGACGTTGATCCCACAGATCTGGAACCTACCGTTCAACGCCATCTCGGAGGGATCCGTCCAAACCAAGTCATAGACGCCCGGCTGGTACCCGCTCGTGAGGAACAGGTTCAGGGGTGGAACTGGCCAAGGAGTCTTGGTCAGTTCCAAGAGAGGCGGTTCACGATCCCGGTTGGAAGCGTACGGCATACCTAACGCCTTCCAAGAAAGGATTAGACGGCAACGGCAGGCGGCGGAGCGGGCTCGGTCGCCTCTTCTCCGGTGCGCTTGATTTTGCCCGTCCGGGCGTCGATCTCGACTTTGGTGTTGGGAGGTAGCCCTCGTTCCACGAGGCAACCTTCGAAGAGCCGGTTCCGGTGGTCGTCGATCTTCTTCACTCCAGCCAAAAGCTGAATTTTCTCTTGCTCCAACGAAAGCAAGCTATCGGCGAATCGTTGGCGATGCTCCTGTAATTCACGAAACTGTTCGAGGGTTTCGGCATCTACAGGGTCCTCGATGGTCAGAGGACGTTTTTCTTGGCTCATCTGGGTCTCCTTTTCATCTAGCTGCCTCGAAAAGACAGCTCTGAGGAGAGCAAGACGATAAAAGGACTAGGCGATCGAGACCCGGGCAAGCTTTCGGTAGTACCGCGTAAGATCTCGCAGGAATGTCTCAAATTGTGGCACGTCTATGCCGTGTTTTTGCAGCATACGGGCCCGGCGATCGTCTTCATTTAGGTTCGGGCAGTCTGTTCTATGGCGATAGTGTCGTCGTCGGCAGACAAGGCACACCCCCAACTGCCCTCGACGTTGAGGGCATCCTCTCCGATGAACCTTAATTTCAGGGTCCGGTGCTTGGAAGCCACAAATACACGAGGTGATCACCCTTCGGCATTACACCGAATTCGCAGTGAAACCGGGCTAATTTGCGAAAAGAGTGATAGGTGAGCGGGTACTTTTACAGTGTCGGTGACAGCTCAAATCACAACAACGTCACCGCTTCAAAATGGGTGAATCCGAATTTATTGCCAGCCGGAGATCCTTCTGAATAGAAGCCGATTCCAGGCGCACCTGAGGTGAACTGCGAGTCAGTTCCGGTGGCGATAACATTCCCGTTCAGCTTGACGACGATCGACGAACCGATGATCGTGGCACTAAACACATCCCCGTCGTGCACTCCCGCGGCAACCGGGTTACCCGAGCTAACCCAAGTGAAATCCTGAAGTCCCTGGCCCTTCCCGGACGTAGGCCATTTGATGATTTCGGCGTACCCACCGTCGTGCGCAAGGTTGCACTCGTACCCGTAGGAGACGTGGGGGCCGTCAAACCAACGAAGAAGGATCTCGGTCTCTTGGTAGTTGCTGGTTCCTGAGGCCTTGTGAATGATTGTGGAGACCGATTGATTGGGTCCGAACCCCATTCCGGCCAAAATCGCATACGAATCATCGAATCCGTTGGAGGCCGATTGTGTACCGTAGGCAATACCCCCGGCTTTGATGACATTCGTCCAATCGAGCCCGTGATTCTGCCAGACGCCGGTCTCAGAGAGCGGGCTTTCCGACCCCACGAAGTTGGTGCTGTAGACCCCCACCGAGTTCGTAGAGGTCCTGTGACTAATGTCGAGGTTGATTAGAGCCATCAGAACCCTACGAACTTCCTAGGGCTCAAAACACCAGCTCCCACGTATGGCCCGAACGAGCTCCGGATACCAATGCCGTACTTGGGTTGCTGCAAGCCCCCGATGATTTTCACCGTTTGCTTGGCTCGTTCGAGCTGATTGTCGAACTGATCTCGGATGGCCGTGTAGGCGCTCTCGTATTTGCTCGACTTCTCGATACTAAGGCTAACTCCTCCGATGCTGTAGTCGAACTCATCCGAGATCCAATTCACCATCAGGGCGAAAAGGGCATGCATCATCGCCCCATTGAGGACGACGGTCCTCCACTCGGGATAGTCGCGAGCCAAAACATCGCAATTAGGGAGCGGCGTTCGGGGCGGAGCCGCCGCCACCATGTCGAGCCCGTTCTGTAGGTACTCTTGGAGCTCGTAGTCCTCCCAAATGTAGCCGAACACTCGGTTGAACTGTCGGATTGTTTCTTCATGGGCCGGAGGACGGAAGTGGTAATTGCGGTCGGGGTTGTTGTCCCGAAGCATGATGCGAAGCCTTCGGATGAGATCCGACTCACAAGCCGTGAAGCATGTGCCCCCGCCGCCCGATCCCTCGGTGGCTTTGTCGATCACATTGAATTCTTGGACGACTTGGTGGACCGGGCCCCCTACCATCTCCCGGAAGGTCCAACGGACGCGGTAGCACCCTACGTTGGCATCCAACGGAATGACGATGCTGGCAAAATAGTGCCCCACGCTGTCGTTGGCAGGATTCCGGCGAGGAACTCCAAGGAGGGCTTCCTGGCCTGTCGTAACGTCGTACAGAGCGTAGGTGATCTCCGCCACATTGGTAGGATGACCTGCCGCATTGTCGAGGCAGATATCCAGATCTTTCGTGCCAAGCTGCTGGCCCCTATAGAACGCGGTGGACATACCAATTGCGTTCTACAAGAAGAAATCCCTCAGTTCGTGATCTGGTACTCGCCCGCCACCACAAGGATTGGAGGGGTTGGGCTGAACTTCTGGGCCGTAACGGAATCAGTGCCGGCCCAAGTATCGGTGCCGGCATCCACGTTAAGGGTCGTGCCGCCGCTTGCACCCTTGTAGGTAACGATAAAGACGATCGCAGCGGTGGTGCCGGCACCGGAACTGGTGAAACTGGCTTGATAGCTGCCGGTCGCCGAAACGATCCTGTACGCAGAGTCACCCGTCTGATCGGTGTTCGCGTTGTTTTGTACGTCACCCGTCGCCGTGAAGCTATTGGCGCTCCAGTTGAAAACCTCGGTACCAGAGGCGCTCAAGGTGGAGCAGTAAGCGAGCACCACCTCATCAGCCTGTACCGTAGTGCCGGTCGACAAAGAGAGGTAAGGGCTAGCTGTGGCGCTGTTGCCTCCAGGCGCCTTGTCTCGGGGGCTGCTGGTGGCGAGCCCCTTCCACTCCTGAAGCCAACAAGAAGCCACCGTCTGAGACCCGGAAAACGTTGCGGTGACGGTATGCCCGCTGCCGCCTACCCCGTTCACGCATTCGTAGAGGGCACCCTTCTCATTGGTGTCGGTCGACAGCGAGAGCGTGCTGCCGACTTGTACCCAAGAGGCGTTGTTGCCCTTGTTGTCCGTGATGGTGGGCGCAGAGCCGCTGCCGTACCAACCCACGTAGAGGGAGTACACGCATCCCGACCCACCCGTAGAAGTAAACGTCCCGGAGGTTCCTGCTCCCGAGCCGTTGAAGATCCAGCTCGTATGTGCGCCACGGATAGGAGCGCTCATAGCGAGCCCGCGTAGGTAGTATCCGGCATACCAACCTCACATTTCACAAGAAGAAGCGTCAGTTTAGGATCCGGTACTTGCCTGCTACCGCCTGATTCGTGGTTCCCCCGCCTCCTGTGGCACCCTTATAGGTAACGAGGATGGCACCCCAAGTACCCGACGGGCTCAAACCCCAAGTAGCCGTCTGAGCGCCAGTAGAACTCACGATCTTGTAGGCAAAGGCGCCGGCAGCGTCGGTCGACCATGTGCCTATATTCGCAATCGAAGTGTAGCCGCTGGGTTGTGTGAGAGTCGCGTCCGAACCAACGATCGCCATCGCAGCAAGGACGAGCTCGCTTGCAACGGTCGTGGTCCCAGACGTAATGGATGCGGACGTACTGGTGCCTGTTGTTGCCGTGGGTGCTTGGTCGACCGGCGAAGGATCCAGTCCTGAAACCTCAAGGATGCCACGGAGGATATAGTTGCCGTCAGGTGACCCTGCACCCGACCAATTGACAACGACATTCCCAGAGGCAGCGATGTTGGATAGGCGCCAAATCGCAAGACCTTCATGACTCGTGCCGTTCAGCCAAGACTTGTCCTGAGTGCAAGCCGAGCCGTTGACGGTAACACTAGTGGGCAATCCCGTTAAGGAATACGACGAAAATACGACTAAGATCGTATTCCCGGCAGTGAACGCCGAACTGGGCGTGTAGCTTGATGAGGCTCCCTGATCAGCATTTGAGCCGCCCGGAGCAATATTCTGTACAACTGCAATTGCCATTAGATCGCCACCAAGATTGAGCCGCCGGTCCCTTTGGCGCCTCGTTGACCAGAAGGAGGAGAGGTGTAATTGACGTCGGCCAGGTTCGAATGAAGCTGCCAGCTCGCCCCCAAGTCACTCGACTTGTAGACGGCTGAGGTGGCGTTCGGTGGGTCCGCGTTGATGTCGAACCCTGTCGCATCAAACCCGCCCGCACAGTAGATGACGCCTCCAAAGAACGTGGCCTTCGCACATGCAACGGCGATCGGATAATTGGTACGAGTGCTCCAACTGTTGCCCGCCTTGTTGTAGACCCGCACCGTGTTGGTCCCCACAGTGTTGGGGGTGCCGGTCACGCTCCCACCGATAAGCAGGATTTCAGACCCAATATCGACGCAGGCCGCCATCGCGAGCCCGACCGGAATGTTGGTCTTGGCCACCGGATTGGTGTTTGGTGACGCCATATCGTAGAGCACCCAATTGCTGACCGCCGTGCTGTTGGTCGGCGGGTCACTGATATCGGTGCTGCCGCCACCGAGCCAAACCAAGTTGGGGCTTGATGAATCGACCGCCCCAAACAGGTCTTTGGCCGCGTACGGCATCACTGCACTCAAGGTCGTGTACGACTGACTGGGCGTCCCGGTGTTGATCGGATACCGCAGAATGTTGCTGGTGAAGCCGTACGTTCCGTCAGACTTCATGCCGTCAAAAATGAAACAATTGCCGTTGTAGCAGGCAGCGAACGTTGCGTTGCCGCCTGCGGTCGAGGGCAGTGCGGTGATCTCCGTGTAGTCGTTGGTTGCGGTGTTGTAGACCTTGGCTCTGCCCACAGCATCCCAATCGCCGAACAAATAGATCAGACCTGTGGCCGAATCGAAGCAGCCTGTGGCCATCACGTTGCCCGAGGCCACTCCAGAGTCGGTGACGTTGGTCAGCGCCCAAGTGGTGCCGTTCCAGAACTCGTCACACGTGCCGTCCTGGCCGAGCGGAGCTACAGCGGAGGCATAGGGGTATGTGATACGCCCCATCAGGAACATCTTGCTAGGTACGACCGGAGATCCAGAGGAATCGAGCGAGGACCTGTGGTTAAGATCGACTGTTATTAACGCCACGAGACTACTCCCACCCATATTTGAGCTGACGGGCTGGTTGAGGGCCCTCAACAAGAGCACTATCTAGAACCTGAAATCGCTGCTCTATGATTTGAGGGATCGTTGTGGAATAGGTCTTGTACACTTCCCAACGTAGGATCCACTGACCTGGCTGGCCCTGCTCTCCGGCAAGCCCGGTCACATAATAATCACCCACATTAGGTCCGCTCACAGGCTTCTTACGACCTCCGATTGGAACAGGAACCCCCGATCGGCTGACCTGGAGGAACGTGTAATACACCCCCACCGGACTATAGGGTCCCTGCCGATCCGACAGCTTCAAGCACAGGTCGTTGATTGACAGAGCTTGGAGGTATCGGAAGGTCTTGGTGGGCCCAACAGCGTTCGTTTGAGGTTGAAGGTTGTTGTTGAGAACCCTGACGATACAATCGTCCCAGACGATGACGCCATCGAGAGCCAGGTCACGGAAGTAGTCGAGACCCGCCGACACCACGATATCGGTGACCGAGACCTCGTCCTCCGCTACGACGCCGTGGTCGTTTACGAAGAATAGGGAGTCTACAACCTCGATCGTATCTGAAGCGGTGCGAACGTAAGAAGTGGAAGGTGTGAGCTGGTCCGCGACCAGCACAGGGTCCGCCAGATTTCGACTGTAAGAGAGGGAGAGGGACCTCGAATCCGAGATCGCGACCGTGTCCCCAACCGTCTTCTGGACTTCGATGACGACCTGGTCCGAAGAAGTGATCGCATCAACAACCGGGCGTGTGAAAGTTACTGAGGTTGCCGTCTGGTCAGTGGAACTCAGAAGATCCTGAGCCGACCGAACATACGAAGTGGATGCGGTGTTCAGTTCCGCGATCACCACAGAATCGGAGAGCCCTCGACCGTAGCTTAGGCTAAGGGCTTGTGTATCAGTGACACTTGCAACGTCAGCCGACGATCGTCCGTAGACGAAGTTCAGGGTTGTCTGATCGAAGGTCCCTACGGCATCGACCGTAGGAAGACGGATATAGTTGGAGGAAGGTTGGGTCTGATCCGAGATGCCGATCGTATCGTTGACTTGGATCCCAATACCTTGAAACTTTTCGACCGTGAGGTCGTCCGCAAGGGCCGCCGTGTCTGAAAGCAGCTTGTGGAAAACGGCTGAGAAATTCGTTGAATCCGTCGCACTGACGGTATCTTGAGGAGCTCGTCCGTACTCGAAGTTGAGGAACTTCGTATCCGTGATAGCGACAGCATCCGAAGCCGTAAGCTGCCGCACCAATCCTACGAGCGCCGTATCCGTAAAGGCAACCGTGTCTCGGGGATACTTGCTGACTTCGATCGACTTGGCGTCGGTAAGGCTGATCGAGTCCGAAACGATACGCTCTGTCTCTGGACCCGCCGTGATGGAGTCCACGACCGAAATCGTGTCGCCGACAGTGATCGATTTAGCGATCGACACCAGCAACTGGTCGGTAACTGAAACGGTATCGTTGACTTCAGGGTATTTCGAAAGAGAAGACTCGTCGGTCGTAACTACGGTATCGCTAAGGAACCGATTGTACTGGCCCGACACCAACAACTGGTCGGTGACGCTGGGGGTGTCCGAGGGGCTTCGTGAGAACGACCCGGAGATCGCGATCGATTCCGTAATGATGATGGCGTCGCTGACCGATATCCCCGCGGCGGTCGTGGCGTCCACCAAGTCCGTAACAGAGGTCGTGTCGTTGGCAGACCTCTGGTAGACGGTCGACGCAAGGGTCGAGTCCGTGACGCTGACGGTGTCTTGAGGGAAAGTCTTCTCGACCAATTTCTGGTCGGTGATCGCGATCGTATCACTGACGGTTCGTGAGAAAACGCTCGATTTGCTGACCGTGTCGGTTACGGTGAGGCTGTCGGACGGGAAGGACTTCTCGACCAACTTCTGATCAGTGACCGCGATCGTATCGGCCAGCGTGCGGCTGTATTCAACCCTCGTGGAGGTTGAATCGGTGATCGAAACAGAGTCCTGGGCAAAGACTTTTTCGATCAGGGTCTGGTCAGTAGTCGCAACCGTGTCGCTAAGGATGCGCCCATAAACGGTCGAAGTGGCCGAGCTGTCGGTGGCGCTTACGGTATCGGAAAGGAAGGTCTTCTCAACCAGCTTCTGGTCGGTGACCGCGACCGTATCACTGACGGTTCGAACGTACGACGTCTCTGCTTTGAGCTGATCCGTGACGCTCAGGATGTCGTTGGCGAAAGCATCCTGAATCGCGTTAGTGGTGGCGTTGGTGTCGTCACCGATCGAAAGTGTGTCACTAACGAGGATGCGGAACACCGCCGAATAAGTGGCGGCGTCTGTGACTGAAACAGTATCCGAACCAACCCTGGAGAACTCCACGGACCGTTGATTCGAATCCGTGACGCTGACGGTGTCTTGAGGGAAGGTCTTCTCGACCAATTTCTGATCAGTGACCGCAATCGCATCGCTGGCTGTCCGAGAGAAGGTGGCAGACCTCGACGCACTGTCGACAACGGTGACCGAATCCTGAAGAAAAGTCTTCTCGACGGTCGTTTGGTCGACGATCGAAACGGTATCGTTGAGGGTGCGGCTGTAGCTAACCGTATTGGCGGTCGAGTCCGTGACGCTGGCGGTGTCTTGAGGAAAGGTCTTCTCGACCAGTTTCTGATCAGTGACCGCAATCGTGTCTGAGGCTGTTCGACCATAGACCAGAGATAGGGAAATGGAGTCGCTGATCGAGACCGTGTCAGTGACACTGCGTTCGAAAGAAACTGTGCGGGTCCCGATGTCCGTGATGCTGACAGCATCCGAGACATTGACGGTGTAGCTCTGATTTGTGGTGGTCGAAACGGTGTCGAGAAAAGCGACCGTGTCCGAAGCCGTTCGACCATATTCAGCCGAACGAAGGGCTGTGTCGGTGACCGAGACAGTGTCGGAAACCGAGGTGCTCAGGACACGAGACGTCGTGGTCGAGTCGGTAAGGCTGACGGTGTCGGAAACTACGCGGCCGAAAACGGCGCTTCGCAGTGCCGTGTCTGTGATGCGAGTGCCCTCGATGACCTCGACGTCACCGTCCGTCGTGCACGAGAACGAGTCCGATAGCGTGACGTCAACGAGAGTGGCCGAAATACGCTCGGCCAACACCGTGTCGCTGATGGCGAGCGAGTCGGCTGTCCAATAAAGGTCCCACAGCGCGAAGTCTGTGATCGCGAGGGTGTCCGAAAGCGTAACAGTGATCGATCCTGTGCGAACAACCGATACAGTGTCACTGATGACAAGTCCATCGGCCGCCCTGTAGAGGTCCCATTGCCCGCCGTCGGTGACGTCAAGAGCGTCCGAAAGCAGGACGTTGCGCTGACGACTTACGGAACACGAATCCGTGAGGGTTAGAGTGTCGTTGAGGAACGATAGCTCGACCTTCCCAGAATCAGAAATCGCGGCCGTATCGGAAACGACCAGGTACTTTACACGACCCGCGGTCGTGCTGTCCGTAATCGACAGGGTGTCGGAAACACTTACATCAAGAACAGCCGATACAGTGGTCGCCGAGACGGAATCTGAAATAGAGATCGAGTCGTCGTAGTACTTGCCGTACTCGATTGACCCTGAATCCACGACAGAGATCGCGTCCGAGACAGAAACCGTTATGGCGGTGTGTAAGACCTCTGCGAGGAGGGTGTCCGTAACACTGACCGCATCCGAAGCTGTACGACTGAAGGTTGTGGTACGGGTCCCCGAATCGGTAAGGCTGACGGTATCGGAGAGCGAGATCCCTATCTGACGAGATGTCGAAATTGAATCCGTGACGCTGACGGTGTCGGAAACTATTCGACCATAGGTGGCGCTCCTCAAGACCGCATCCGTGATGCGGGTACCCTCGACGACCCCTACGTCACCATTCGTCGTGCACGCGATCGAGTCCGACAGACTAATGTCGATGTTGGACGTTGAGGTCCTCTCGACCACGACCGAGTCACTGACGGCAAGGGCGTCGGCCGGTCTGTAAAGGTCCCACAGTACGTCGTCTGTGATCGCAGGAGTATCGGAGAGCGAGACACTTATCTGGCGAGAAATCGTCGTCGAATCAGTGATGCTTACGGCGTCACCGGATACTACGCGGCCAAAGGCTGCGCTTCGTAGCGCAGAATCTGTGATGCGGGTACCTTCGATGATCTCAACGTCGCCATCCGTTGTGCACGCAAGGGTGTCGGATACTAAAACAGTGACAAGCCCCCCAAGCCTCTCAACCGTAGAAGAATCCGTGACCGCTATCGTGTCGTTGAGAAACGACGCCTCTACTTTACCAGAGTCGGTGATCGCAATCGAGTCGAGGAGCGTCACATCCTTCGAGATGGAGCCCGCGACCGACAGAAGATTGCTAAAACTCCAGGCCATTAGCTAATCGAGCGGATCGTCCATGAGAAGGCGCGGTCCGTCCCTGCGATCTTCTTCAAGGTGACGTCCCACCCAACCCCTACTTGCCACCCCGCCGTGACAAACATGGCGTCCGCCTGTACTCCAACAAGAGAGGCCAGAATCATCCTGCGTTGAGTACCTCCGCTGACCACCTTCTCTCGCAAGGCAAGCTCGAATTCATCGCCGGCCGCCATGTTGTTGACGTCGATCCAAATGGAGATGATCCCCACAGTCGTGAGGGTGGCGACTGAAGTCGAGTTAGCGGTGAGGCTGTACTCGGTCGAGCTAATGGTCTGGGCCGACTGAGAATAAAGTGCGTTATTTAGGGCCATGTCTTACTTCACTCCGTAGGCGGCCATCGAGATCCCCGATACAGCGGTGCCGCTGCACTGGAGGCGCCCGTACACAATGTCCCCTTCTTTCGCCTGATAGTGGTGGATCCCGTAACCGTCGTCGTACCACTGCTCTCCTGTGGTACCCTGCCAAACACGGTCCTCCCCGACGATCGCCTTGTTGGAGGCGTCCCCTATCCCAAGATCTCCCGTGTAACCCACCGCAGTGATCGTGCCTTGGTTGATACCCACCCCGTACTGCCAAAACCAAGGGTTATCCCCCGTGGCAATGGTGCCCAGAGAGGTCCACGTTCCTTCAGAGGTGGTGCCGGGGGTCACAGCGGTCCCCGTCGAGGTACCGGTGGAGATCCCGTACGCGATGACCTTGGAACCCACCGAAACGTCCCGACGGTCTCTAGGGGCTCCAAAGATTCGGATCTTGGCTCGAAGGGTACCCACCGTCGCGTTGTTGACCGAAGCTCGAACGGCCACGGTAGAGCCCGCTTTGATGTAGAGCGGGAAGTAGTAGTTCAGCCCCACTCCAGTGGCCCCCAAAGCTGGAGCAGCACTTGAAGCCAGCAATGAAGGGATCAACACCGTGTAGGATGTGCCGCCTGCCGCATCGACCCCTATATCGCAAATAGTATCACGAGCCGCAGCAGACACTGCGTTCGAATTGAACTGGATGTGTAGTCCAAAAACATCCTTTGCAACGTTCGCGGCCGTCAACACCTGGGCGTAGGAACCCATGGTGTTGTTGCCTGGAGTGACGGATGTCCCCCAAGCAGCCGTCAGCCGGGTCGCACCAGTGGACGAAAAGCTCCACCCGTATGCAAATCCTCTGGGGGTCCAAAGCATGTCCTCAACTCCTTGCGGGCCCAGACGGGCTTACGCTAAGAGGGGGCGCATAAGAAGAAGGCCAAACTACCGAAAAACCTCAAAAAGTGATCACCTGGAAGGCGTGATAAAGGATGCCAGGATTCCCGTACAAGTCGGTGATCGTCACCGTGTCGGCTCCTGAACGACCAAATGTAGCGGTTCTAATGCCCGAGTCCGTGAGGGCAAGGGCGTCGGTTCCTGCATCTACATTCAGCAAGGACCCCGTGCCGGCGAGCTTCACCTCGATCGCCAGCGCGATCTTGGCTGAAGAGTTCGTCAGGTTGGTCCACGACATCGAGTCCGCACCCGATGTCGTGATGTACTTGGCGGACCCAACGTGAAGATGGGTGTTACCCGTCGAGGTGCCGTTCACCTTCGCCAGGGGCAGTTGGTTGGCCCCCGCCGTCGGAGCATCACCTGTAGTCGCATCCAGCAAAGCCCCAAGCAGGATAGACCCTGCTGAGGGATTGCTGGTCATGCTCGCGGTAATGCTGGTGCTGGTACCGGTAGCCGACCCGAAGTTAGTCGGAGCCGACTGGCTCACGCCTTCTAGGTAGTAGACGCTGCACGCCAACGTCCCGTTCGTTCCGTCAACCGTGGCCGAGAGATTGTAGGTACCCGCTGAGCTCGGGAGAACGGAATCCTTCCACCACCACCATTCGACGTCGTTCGTCGAATTCAGGGTGTTGGTGACCTTCGTGCCGTTGACCGAGTTCAGGGTTGGGGTTCCTGAGACGCCTGCACTTACACCCGCTCCCGTGATTGCGAGGAAGACACCGCGGTTTAGCCCGCTTGCACCAATTGTGACGGTTGGGGCCGCCGTGTGGTCGGTGCTACTGGTACTGGCGTCCGTGGTGGCACCCAAACCACCACTAGTGCCGTCCGGACCTGTAGACGATATGAGAGAAGCGCCGGCTGCCTCAGGATCTGCGTCGTTACCGTTCGCGGCAAACAACCGAAGCGTCATCCGAAGGGCGTCACGAGCCTGGATGGCTTTGCCGTAGATCGACAAATGCCCGGTGTTGATCGCACGCAGATAGTAGGTGGTGGCGTCGAAGTTGATGCCACCACACTCGATACGCTCAGCGTTTACAACAGTCGCGTTTTGAGTGATCGAGCCAGCAGTACCAGAGGTAGCGTCAGCCTTTAGGAAGCCCTGATGGTACACACGAGCACGCATCGCCGCAGTGGCGTGCGTCGTTTCGATTACAGGGATCCAGACTTGGTACCCTGGAGAGGGTAGTGGGACGATCACATAATCGCCGCCGGTGCCACCGATCGTGGCAGCCATACCCCACTCATCGGGTTGGCCCCCTCCCACCTTATCACCACACTGCCAAAGCAAGCAATCGCTCACCGATTGGCTTAGTCCGTAGGCGCCGTAAAAGCACACCCCACCGCCGCTAGGTGTAGCAGTAGTGGCCGCAACCACTACTGAGAGGGACGTCGCCGTGCCGTCAACCACAGACGTGATCTTGCTGCTGGCCGCAACGGTAGCCTTTGCACCGTTACTTGCCGTATCGGGAATCGCAAGCGCTTTGCCGTAGCTATCACTGGTCCAGTTACCGCCACCGTAAGTAATGGACAGATTCAACGGAGACGCTTCGGAGTCCGTCACAGTGGTCGGAGTCGTCCCTGAAGAAGCTTCGTCGAATTTGTAATATACTAGGCGGTTACTCCACGATGTTGGGGGGACAGAACGTCCCGCAGCCCACGTACCTGTAACGGTCCAATCGGTCCCAGGGCTTCCCGTATCGTTGCCCGGAGAGGCTGGGGTGTCACACGTTAGGAATAGGTAATCTTGGCTGCTGACCGCACTAGTGGCGGCTCGTTGGGTCCAGATACCACCCACACCCGAGATCTGGGCTTCCGTTAGTTCGGCTTCAGTGCACCAAAATCGAGCAATAGAGGTCGTGAGGGAGACCGTATCGCTCCCTGTTTTTTCTTCACCGACCTGAACGGTGTCGGTCGTATTACCCAAAACCGTATGGGTGATCGTGCCCAGTGCTGTTGTGGTTAGGTAAGGCCAGCTTCCTGGAGTACCCCCTTCAAATCCGATGTACACGTGGGCGTCGAGGGACGCTGATTGAGTCCAAGCGAAGTGGATCCATTTACCGTAGAGGGCTGCGGCGTTCCCAAGATCGACCTCAACTGTTCCTCCAGCGTTTCGATAGAAAAAGATCAGATGGTTCGGATTACCATCATTCGGGGGAGTTCTGTAGAGCTCGATGGCCGTCATATTTTGCGACGGTTTGCCGAGGTATACAGGTACTTCGTACTGATCGTTGATCGAGTTCTGGTCGAAATAGATCTCGCAACCGAACGACATTGCGCCGGTCAGAGAGGGGGTAGACCCTGGGACAATCCCCACTCTGCTAGCACTATTAGGGATAATGGAAATGCTCATGGCGTCGTCCACCTTGCTGCGTAAGCTACCTTCGCCAGGCAGCTGGTAATGCCGCCATCGGTTTCAACCGTGAGCCGCATTCCGTGATCTGTTCGCGTCGAGACAATGGTCGTGAACGTGTAACTCAACGACCCGTTCACATAGAATTTGCAGAAGCCACCGCTGACAGAACGCCAAAAGCCGTAGGTGTTCATCGCGAACTTGTCGGCGACTCCAGTGATGTCTTGCCCGGCTGTTCGGTGATTGGATTCGTAGCCACCCCAGTGAACGTTGTGCTGAATAGGCTGGCTGTCCCCGTTGTACTGCTCGATGATATCGTACTCGGCTCCGTCCGCCGGATCGGGCGGCGTGTTGAGTCCCCACATCCCGTCGTACGTTTGGGACCACCCTGCGAACCAGCCGCTCATGGCGCACCGCATTTCGAGGAATTCCTCGGGGCCCATGTAGTAGTCGGTTTCTAACCCGCCCGCCGATAGCTCAGAGCCGTAGCCAATGTTGGCGGTCGTGGTCCGAAGATTCAGCACCCCACCCGAAATAAAGGCGTTCTCAGCCCGATTCATGGCCGCACGCCTGAGGGTGTTCACGTTCCAATGATTCCAACGAGTGGTTCCAGGGTCGACTACGCCGTTGGGGAACGTCGAGAAGTCGTCGTAGAAATCCAGATTCCAAGAACCACCAACTCCAAGGGGTTGTGGGGCCGTCACGTCCAGAAACGTACCCGAACGATGATTTATGTCTCGGTCAATGAGGGCCACGATCAGCCTCCCGTCCAGTGACGAACGTAATCCCACTGCGCAGTACCGTTGCCACTTCCAGGGCTGGCGTTATTGAGGATCATGTACTCAACGCCCGGGTCCTGTGCGATGTAGAGAGTGTTGGTGATCTCTCGAACCAGTACGCCGTCGCAGTAAAAACGCAGGAAGGTAGTCGTCCAATGAAGCCCTACGACGTGCCAATCTCCGTCAGTCGCGTAGGTCTGTGAACCTGCTTCAGTGTGGTTCCCTGCATAACCCCCCGTATGAACGTTGCAGGCCATATAGTTTTGATGACCTTCCCAGACGGGCGCCTCTGCCACATCCATCTCAGTCCCATCAAAATCGTTGTCGGTGGCATTGGAGCTGTTTCCATGCCAAGCGAACCACCAAGCGGGCCACCCCGAGGTGAACTTCAAACGAGCTTCGTAATAGCCGTGATGCAGAGGCCAACGGCTGACGATAGCACCACCGTATTGAGTGCCTGAGATCAAGGCTTGGTTCAGTGTGAGGAGGCTGCCGGAGACAGAGATCTGATCCTCATCCCAGGTACAATTTCCAAAGTCCGCCGTATTGTCGTAGGCCGACACATCAGCTGTCCCTCCAACGGCGGGGTCACTACTGATCGGTCCCCAGGTTTTACCTGGATCGAGAATTTGCCAGTAGCTCTCGTTCACCGAGGTCCCGTTGAATTCATCCTGAAAGACGAGCGTCCACGTACCAGAGACTCCCAGAGGAACCGGTCGATCTACTTTTGTGGGAACCTTGCAAACCAACATCCAGTCGTTGCTGGAGTCCGCCCTTCCTGAAGCCGACGGAGTGGTGAACGATTGCGAGGCCAAGGAGTTGTCGAACGTACCGATGGAACTGCTCAACACGCCGGTTAGAGGATTCCACCAGTAGGCCGTGCAAGTACCGAACATCGACCTAAAGTCGACACTGAAGGTCGTGGTGCCAGTCCCTGTAGAAGGGACGTACGCCAACAGTAGGGTGCGATCACTGGACATGCAGCTCGTGATCAACGAGTCGCCAGAGCCACCACCCGACACGATCAGCACACGTCCACAATAGGCCGTGCTACCTGTGGCTCCCGAGCGTGTGTGCGGGCTTGAACTACTGGTCCCCGAGGGTCTCAGGTCCCACCAACGGATGGACCTAAAGAGAGAATTCCCGTATCCAGCGTCGTCGATGTAGGGGTCGTCCCAATGGTTGAAAAAATCCGTCGAATTAGCAGGATTTGCGACATTGGTCTGCCCAACATTCACGCCTGCGGTTGCGCCAGCTGTAATGGCCCAGTACCAATACTTGCGTACGCTGGGCCTCGTCATATCGATCGGGTAGTAGGTCCCGTCACACTGAGGGGTCTCACACGCGAAGCCAGGCAGCACAGGAGAGGTTCGACGCCACGATCGATCGGCGGTGTCGTAGTCCCGACCGTTGCCCGTGCCCCCGCCTTCTTTGGGACCTTCGCAGTAGAAGCTGTCGAGCTGCATATCACTCGTCAGCGGATTGGTGCCGTACGTGTACCCTCCTTGGTCGGTCACCAGAGTGTCGGGATCACCCCACTCAGCTCCCGCTATTTGATAAGCGCCCGCTGCACGAATGGCTGTGAGGATCGCGACGTACTTCGTCCTCGTGCTGTCGTTCGGGAGCGAGTAGTCACCGCCCGACATCCAGATCAAGCTCTTCAGATGCTTGTAACGGTTCCCTAGAAAGGTCCCCCAGCTCTGGCAATTAGCCAGGCTATTGCTGGCTACGACGGGCCACCACGTGTTGCCCGCATAGCCGGCGTACGTGTAGTACAGCAACGGAGACATGCCCCGAGCCTCAGCGGCCTCCAAAAACTGGTCGACGTATTGAAAGTACGTCTCGTTGGGGGTGCTGAGATTGTCAACTGTGGTGAACGGGGCGTCTCCACGGGAATTGTTGACCGCCGTTCCGCCGCCCGTTCGATCGATGATCCAAGCTTCAAAACCGTTGAACCCGCGAGCCTTCCGGTCATCCAAATAGGTGATGAACTCGGACAGGGTGAGGGTAGTCCAGGCCTGCCAGCAGAATTCCGTCTGAAGGCGATAAGGAACCCCTTGAGCGGTCACCAAGTAACGGCCGCTCGCATGTACGGAGAGAGGGAATGTCTCCGACCCAAACAAGACGGTCTTGGCCCCGATCTCGACGTTGGTGGTGCCGCTCATCGTACGAGCGGGTCGAGAAGTGAACTAACGGGACAGCCACAAAAGCAAACCCACCGAGCTCCTGCTCGATGGGTTCACTGTCTCCCAACCTTGATTGAAAGCTGAGGCTCCCTGTAGAACCTCAGCTCGTCAACTCAGGTCACGCGAGCGCGGTACGTGATACGCAGCTTGTCGGCCGTGGTCTTGTTGACCGCGGTGAACGTGCTGCGGCTCAGTGCCGAACCACCCGGGGAAGTACGCTGGTTCATCACCACCACTTCGCGGATGTTGGTCGCGCTCTTGGTGCCTGCGCCCGACTGGTACGACACCACCCACTGGAAGGTACGAGTGCCCGACAGCAAGCTGAAGTCGCTGACCGTGCGAAGCGTACCCGTCACTGGCGCGATCACGTTGGTCTGTGCAGAGTTCGGAGTCGCACCGGACGTGCCGATACGCATGAACTTCCACAGACTCGTGTTCAAGTTCGTGGCCTTGCGCCAGATCTGACGCTTGCCTGTGTTCACCACCAAATTGGGGGTTGTACGACGCTGCACAACCTCAGGACCGTTCTTCCCGTCTCGGAGCACCTCGACGACGAAAACGCCCTGGGCTTGC